TCAGCCATTGGCAGCCTCCTCGTCGATGGATACGAGCTTCATTCCGGCCTTCGCCAGGATCGCCAGCAACAAGTCCGTCCCCAGACCTTGACCTTCCAGCATAGAAGCAATCTCTTGGGCCTTGGCCTCCACCGTTTGACGATGACGGTCGGAAATCGCGAACGAGCGCGATATCGTCTTGGTGTCCGAGCCTGCGCCGATGACAACGGCGATGGCTTCGCTGTGCGCCTTACGGCCTTGCACGGCCACGAACGCCTCAGCCTCACGGAAACGCCGGGCAAACTTCGCCAACTCCAAGATTGCCGCATCGATGTGCCGGTCTACCCAGTCGCGCGGGGGCCTCTCAGCAGCCAGGCTCAGGATGCCCTCAAGCGAAGCGCGCGATCCGTCGAAGTTGGCCAGGCGTGTGGCGAAGCCATCCAACTGGAGATCGCCGGAAATGCCGGAGACGGACTTCGCGCGCTCCCTCAACGCATCCAAGTCATCTCGACTTGCGTCGAGGGCCTCGAGCATCTTGACCTCAACTTCCGCAAGCATCTTGCCGTAGGCACCGGCGAGCTCCTGCAGCGGCGCGCGCAATGCCTTCACATATGCTTTGCCGTCGGCGGCGCTCAGCAGGGAAGCTAGGTCAACGAACAAGACCTTGTGAGGGTCGCTGGCCTTCAAGAGCATGTCGCGCATTGCCTTGGCTGTTTGCCCTAGTCGAGCCGTCCTCCGAGCCCATTCGGGCAGGTTGAACACCATGGCTACTAGGCCGCGAGCGGCTTCGAGCGGGTCGGACGCCCCGACGTTTTCGCCGATCTCAGCCAGTAGCCTCGAGATGCCCTCGAGGATCCGGTTCTTGTCCTCGTCGATGGCCACCCAACGCAATGAGAAGCGGTCTGGGTCTTGGAGGCACTCATCGATATCGAAGTCGGTGAGCCTAGGCACGAACATCCCATCTTTGTAGACTGCGATGTTGGCCTTGTGAGCAAGCAGGAACGCCGTGAGGATCACCGGCTGAATGCCTAGCTTCATGCCAAAGGGAGGCGCGCTCCATAGGGCGTAAATCTCGTGAGCACCCACGCGAATGTTGGCGTCCGAGAAAAGGGCTCGTGTAGCATCCCACAGCTTCGAGAAACCTTCGGCGAATCCGTCACCTGGTGGCAGGCAGCGCCAGGCTCCCGAAGCGTCTTTACGGTGAATATCCGTACTTCGTAGAAGTGTCTCGTAGAGCCCACGCTCGGCGGGGAAGCCCTCGAAGCTCAAGGCCTCTTGGCCTTCGGCGTTAATCATCGCGTGCAGCAGGTCGCGACGTGCCTTCACGCTGTTGCTCGACACGCTATCGCGGTTCACCAGCTCGCTCCACACCGGTGGAGAGGCGCTGAATAGATCTTCCGCTAGTTCTGAGGCCACAGGGGAGAGCTTCGAGCCAGGCTCGAGAATTTCATCAGTTCCGGCGTGCCACTTCGCCAGCGACACTGCTGCTTGAAGTTGGTCCTCAAGGTCGGCCCGGGTCGCGGCGAGGCGCGCGTAAACCTCTCGGCGTGCGACAGCATCGCCCGAGAGCTCATGGCGTTCTTTCACTTGCTCCAAAGCCACCAGCTCGGCAGAGAGCTCTGCGATGCGGGCGTGGTTGGAGGGGATGCCCACCATTACGGGCCACGGGCGAAGCTTCGAGCAAGCTTGCGCGCGCAGCCGCGCGGCTCGCGGGCTCATTCCTTTGCTCGGCAGAGCCAGAATGAATGTTCCGAACTCGCCCTTCTTGGGCCGGAAGTCGGTGGCGATCTTCTCTGCCTGCTCGATGCTGCACAGCGAGAGTTCCATCCAGCGCATGGAGCCGGTCTCGTGATAGTGCCGCTTTGCAACCACCGGATGCAACCCCATTAGCTGCGCCAGCCGGGCGTAGTCGATGCCAGGGGAGGCAGCCAGGGCTTTGGCAATGGCCGCGTCGATGTCGAAGTCGCTGCCTTCAAAAACCGACCAAGCGCCGGTGTAGTTTTTGTATAGGGCGACTTTTAGATCAGAGAGCTTTCTTAGTGCAGCACCGAGCTCCTCGGGCTTCGTGTCATAGAAGAGCGCACTGATGACGTTTGTATCAGCCGCCAGGCCCGAGCCGTTGCGGAAGAGGTCGATGACGGCGATGTTCTTGATCAGCGACACCAACAGGGCATCGCCCGTCCTGGCCTCGGCACGCTCCACGGCTTCGACGGCTTGCGACCAGCGGTGGCCGTCGGGAGAAGCGAGGATCGCCGGCTCCAGGTTCGAACGTAGGTAATCCCAGTAATCGCTCGGGCGATACCAACTTGCCTCGCTTCTGAACGTCGTATTCAGATAGGAGCGGAAACCATGCGGCTCCACTGACGACAAGAAGCCGAAGGTACTGCGCTCGTTCTGTCCGAATTGCCGCTTGGAGATCGGGCCCAGTAGTGCGGCCATGGCCGGATGCAGCGGCCAACAGGCCTCCAAGGCCGCGGCGAAGTTATGTCCCACGGCGGGCCTGCGCGAGCGGATCGCTTCGGCGATCGCTTTAGATGCGTCGTGCATCCAAGGCGGACGCTCCTTAGCCTCGATTGCGCGACCGATCAACTCGACGACCTCGTCACTTGCGGCTACGAACGGCAAATCGACGTAGCGGCCTTGAACCTTAGTCCAATCGTCGCGTGTATCTATTCCCAAACGGACCGAATACTGAGCGAAAGATTGATGCAAGACGCCGACAACGACCAAGCGCCCCTCGGAGCGTGCAGCGGCTTCGGCCAGCTCCTGGAAGAAGTAGACATCGTCTCCGGAGCCCAGGGCAGAAGCCTCCAAGAATTTACCCATCTCGTCAATGATGACTAGTGCGCCGTCGTACGGGCGACTCTTGGCCTCTTCGACCAAATCGGAGATAAGGGTCTGCGCGTTGGGTTTGCTGCGCCCGTCGACTGATTTACCCTGCGCACGACGCAGCGCCGCATAGAGCTCGGCCACGACGCTACCACGCCGGCCCACCGCCGGAACGATCAACCATCCTTTTTCAACCGGGAAGGCTTTTTCGAACGCAGGCTTTGAGTCCAGATGCAGGGCTTGGTGAGCCCTCGCCCGAAGACTCTTGTCCGGATGCAGCGCGCTCGCCAAAGCGACGGCCAGCGAGCTCTTGCCGCCTCCAAACGGGCCGGTCCACGTAAAACAGCGTTGGTTAGTACCGGTTAGCTGCCTGCACATACCGTCGATCACAGCGGTCGCGGTCGCGTGGCAGATGTAGCCGGAGAGAGCGTCCGCGCGGCCGATATCGGCGTCGACACGGATTGAGCGTTGGTATTGGCGCGAAATTTGGACGATATCAGACAGCGCCTGCTGCTTCTTTTCAGTCATAGGCACGCCTGATCATGTTCTTTATGTCCTCCTTGGACAAATCCTTGCGATGGACCTGCCGAAGACCTGCGGAATCGGTCCACTCAAGTTTGCGGCCCGTGAAATCAGACAGAGCGATCAGCCGTTGGGCTATGGACTCTTCATCGAGCTTGAACACGCGGCCCGGAGAACCTTCAGCGTAGGCGACAGTCTCAAATGCCAAAGAACTTTGGCCTTCGGCCGCGCGATTCCAGAAGTCGACCAAGGCATAAGCGAAGACGCCATTGTGCAGTGATGCCTTGGGGCCGCGACGGAACGCATATTGGCCCTTATGGACTTCTTGAAGCAGGCCCAACTCGCCCAACAGTGGCTCAGCGAAGTCCTCGGGAGAGCCTCCCGCCGCTCTCGGGGCGTAGCTGCGGAGGCACGTCTCCAAGTCGCGCGAGATAGTCGAGGCCGAAAGGCGGTGCTTAGGGTCGAGCTCGCGGGCATAGCGGGCCAAGGGGTCTTCGAGCTCTTGGCGCGTGAATGTGGGAACCGTCACATGATTGAATAGCCAATGCCATGTCGTTGAGCGGAAGCATCGACCTGCAAGCTGCCAATGGGCAAGCCATGCGGTCGAAGGGCTCTCAGCATAAGGGTCTAGGCCTCCGTCTTGCAGGATTTCGCTGGCGAGGCCGCCGATGCGAAATCCCTGGTCGGTCTCACGCATCACACCGCACGCCAAAGCCCAATGCCGAATCGACGCGACCATGTTCTTACCTACTCCAAAGGAGGCGATAGCGGTCTCATCAGAAAAGGTGGCCTTGACGATCAGGCCACCATCAATCGCTCGATCAAAAGCCTTCTTGAGCCACATCTGACGCAGAGGAAACGTCTCATGCCCCGAAAAATGGGCAGGCGTTCCTCGACCAAGTCTTGAAGTAGCTCTTTTCATTATTATAGTTTAACTCGAACTGGTGGGTTCCGCCAGTTCGGCCACCATCAAATACTGATTAACACCACAGTCATCAGCCCGGCTGCAGCAACCAATCGAAGCACTACTCGTGAGCACGGCTTCAATGAGACGGAAGGCTGATGCCGAATACTTTTGAACGGCGCTCATGCGCATTGAATAACACTCGTTCGTATTCTCGTCGCGCAACGAGGCCAGGCAACACCCTGCCGCCACCATAGACCCATCGACGTAATTCCTGCCCCACTGCAATCCAATTCCGCTGATTGATTCGTCGTCGCAGCGTCGAAGCCTGCAGCCGTCCCGCACCAAGATTGAACGTAAAATCGACGATGGCCGCCAGCCGCCCCTCGGGTTCGTTGGTCAGCACCGGGCAGTATCGTAGCGTCGCCTTCAGGGCCGTCATCAGATCCCCAGCCAGATAGTCTTCGGCCTCAACCTCCGAAATCGATGGATGTTGCGCATCGCAGAGATGGCCATAGCCAATCGTCCAGTAACCTGCAGGGCAGATGTACGGGTGCGCACGCCGCCCGGGATCGAACCTCGGTACGCGATGAAAACCCTCGAACCGCTTGGCCAGATCGATCGCCGCCTGCGGCACATCAATCACGACCGCACCCGGTCGAAAACGCGCCCAAGGAACCAGAAATTTAGCACCCCGGCCCATAGCGCCTGATCGGCTTCAGTCCATACGTGAAGGATCGCCGCACCCCACTCAGCGCCTGCAGTAACGGCAGCCACGAACGCGGCTGTCTTGGCGGCACAGTACAAGGCCATGAACCAGTAAGTGATCACCGGACGCACGCTGGAGGACAGCGCATCTGCCCACGCCACGCCAGTCTTTTCACCCTGGGTGCGCACCGCATCGCGCAGCGCCTCGATAGCCCCGGTATTCCACGCCGCATCGGCACCGGCCCCGATCTCACCCATGCGTTGCGCGCCACGGATTTTCTCGAACTCCAGGGCCTTGTCCTGCATCGCCAGTTCGTGACTGCGTTCTCCATTGCGGTCCATCCATTTCAGGATTTCCGGAGCCAGTCGAAACGCGCCGCCCAGCAGACCACCCAGTAGCGTCTCGATCATTGCCCACCTCCGAACAACTTGAGTTTCACGAAGGCGCCGGCCAGCAATGCCATGACCATGCCCGTGACCAGCATCTTCACGATGGTCAGGCCGGCAGTTTTCTTGGCTTCCGTGAAGGCGTCCAGCAGTCCGCGCAACTCGTGGATGTCGCGGGCAGCATCCGGGCCATCGAGCCCGACTTCCGACAGGGCGTGCCGAGCACCGCGCTCGGCGGCGCGCTCCAGAATTTCCTCGAATTCTTCTTGTGGCAACGTCACCATCTTGCGCCGCTCGATTTGTGCTCCGTCCATGTTTTCAGTCCTCCAGAAATGCGAAACCCGCCTCGAGGGCGGGTTCGGTGGTTGCAAAGTATTCAGTTCAGATCGCGACGCCAGCACTCCATCCAGCAACCTTGTAGGCGGACAGAACCGCCTCGTCCTCGATAAAGCAGAGCCAGCCCACTTTGGGTACGTAATACTCCCAGGCACTCGCCACTCGGACGGCGATCTGGTTGGTCTTGGCTGCCCAGACGCCAGTGGCGGCGGCCGGGATGATGTAGCGATCACCATCGACGGGGCCCGCTGGCGGCGTAGTCAGATCCCGGTCCTTGACCGAGAGCCCAACGACTGCGCCGACGCGTTTCAAGTTTGTGTCCATGCTGGTATTCCAGCCCGACTCGCCGAGCGTCCAGCCGTAGGTCAGTCCGAGATTGGGATCAGTGCTTGCCATCAGATGCCTCCATAGTATTTGCCGTAATTGAGTCCGAAGCCGGCGCGATCAAAACTGCGCGTTTGCCGTTGCCAACTGGCATAGCCGTCGCGCACCGCTTCAACTTCAATCTTGAGTTTTCCGTTGAGGCGGCCCAGACCACTGTCGGTTACCTCATCGGCGACGAGATAACTCCAGGACGTCGTGGTGATGCCGGTGACGGTTTTCCGGAGAGCGCCGCTCTCGCCATAGACCCGAATGGTGTAGGTGGTTCCAACTTCGGGACCGATGTTGGCCTCGGACTGCGTCACCAGATACACCGTCTGCTGCATCCGGTCGCGGTAGGCCCAGGTCACAGATGCTTGACCGAGAATGACCGTCGGCCACATCACGTTGTTGATTTTCACGTTCCCCGGCGGATAAGGCCGGATCATCCGCCCGGCAAAGGTATAGCTATCCGCAGGTGCTGCCGATTCTGCCAAGCGACCGAGGCCGGTGGCCGGCAGCATCTTCACCTGCAGTGTTTCAGCAGAGAGGTACTGCTCGGTGATCAGCGCTTCCACGGCGTCGGCAAACCAGAGGCGCGCTGCTGCCAGGTGCGTTGCCGGTACCGTATCGAGCACGCCCCGATCGACCGTCACCGTGCCGGCCACGAGATTGATCGCCTTGACCGCGACGATCTCGTTATCGAGATAGGCAATGGTGTCGAGTTTCACGACGCCGAGGTCCTGTCCATTGCCGAGGGTCAGTACCGTCGCCTGTTCGTCGATGGCATTGGTCACCGTTGCATTGGGCGTAAAGCCCATCGTTTCAACTTCGGCGTAGGCGGCGCTGCCCTGGCGGGTCAGCAGTTTGACGTTGAGTGAATCACCCGAGGGCCGACTGGCACAGGCGACCAGAAAGCCACCTTGCGGGTCGAGTTCGGCGCGTGCTGTAGCCGACTCACCAACCAGTCGTTTCACTACTGACCACCAAGGTGCTTCCGCAAGCCGGCGATACGGTACCGGGGCGGGTGACGTCAGCGGCGACACCCATGAGGTCGGCGTCGGGGAAACGTAGGAGGCCGATGGCAGGCCAAAGATGTCTTCGACGCATTCGATCCGTACACGGCCATCGGTCAGCGTCCCGTAGGAGATGCGCACCACCCGCATCACCAGTTGCGCGATGCCGAACTCGGGCCAGGTGAATTTGAATACCTCGCCGATGTTGAGGTTGGCGGCCTGCCGGTTGGCGATCAGCGTGGCCTTGGCCAGGGGCACCGAGAGTTGTTTCAGATCGCCCAGCGCAACCCGCGAGGCCAGACTGCCATTGCTCACCCCGGGATAATCGACCGTCACCGAGGACACCACGCCGCCGGCCAGTTCCAGCGCCGCCAGGTCATGCACCGTGATGGCGGCATCCTTGTCCGTGGATCGATCGCGGTAACGCACCGTGACCTGATTGACCAGTTCCGATTCAGCCGGCCGCGAAAAACTCTCCAGTTCCAGAATGTTCGACGCATCGAGCACCAATAGGCTGGATACGGTGTAGTCGGCCCGGGCGAGCTTCAGAACGAACTTGCCGGTGCGGGGATGCACATAGAGCGTGCCGTCGATATGCCGCAGTACCTCGGCGATGAATTCCTCCAAGGGTTGTTCGCGATCCCACAAGATCGACAAACCGTATTGTTCGGAGGCCAGCGTGTTGGCCGAAGTCTGGAAACTGGTCGCATCGATTTCGCTCGCTGCATAACCCAAGCCCCACGTGGCGTTGTTCAGGCACTCGTAGATGATGTGCGACGGGTTCGCGTCATTGTTGATGTTGCCGCCACCTAAGGCCGCCGGTGCGGGAATGCGCCGCGCTTCGACGCTCCACGGCTTGACGTAAGGATTCATGGCCGACAGCAGGCATTGCTGCGCGATGAGCGACACTACGCCCCGGAAGGCCGGGATGATGCTGCCGAGCATCTGATGCAGGTAGCCGGAAACGGTTTCTGCTGGCCCACCCATCTTGATTTCGACGTAGCCTTGGACACCGCCCTCGCGGGACTCGCCACCGAAGAGTTCCGGCGCGTTGATGTAGATCGTCTGTGAGGACGTGATGCTGCCGCTCCAGGCCGTGCGCTCGCCCACGATGATGCGCGTCACGGCATCCACCGGCCCGTGGCACAGCGCCAGATGGAGTCCGGCGTAATAGCGATGGCCGACGACATAGGTGGAGGAACCACCACCGCCTTTTCCGCCGCCGCCCATTTATGCCTCCTCCTGTTGTGGTTCGAGCGGCTGTTCCATTTTGTCGGCAAGACGGCATGCCATCGCATCGCCGGTGGCGCGCAGCCAGTCGGTCGTCACACCGTTCTGGCGGAAATCATCAAAGCTCACGCCATCGCGCGGGAACCACTTGCGCAGACCGGCGTTGCAGTAGCCGAAGGCTTTGGCGTCGTCATGCGTCACAATCATTTCTTGCCTCCGCTGCCCGACGATTGACGAATCTCGGTGGTTTTGACGTCGCCATACCAGACCACATTGGCCTGACGAATGACGCGGGTGCCGAACAGCACAGGAATGGCCTTTCCGGATTCCGCCACCGGCACATCGAGGTTGCCCGGCGAGGGCGCAATGGGCTTCGGCGGCTTCGGCGTAAGCAGCATGCCGATAACCGTGGTGATGACCCAGATGGCAATCTGTACCCACATGATTCAGCCCTCAGACAATCGAATCCCCGGCGAAGGGGTTCTTGACGGGAATCCAGGGAAACCCGCCGAAATTGAGACTGTTGCCGAACTTGCTCTGGCAGGTGGCAAACGTCCGGTCACAGCCGGCAAAGGCTTCAAATGCCGAGCCCACGGCAATTCCTGGCAGTACGGCCGAGAGCGTGACGGTGTCACCCGAGTGATTGGTGATCATGCGTGGCACGCCGCCAACCCGCAGATACCCTCCGGTCAGCCAGCCGGTGGCCTGCGCGAGCAAGGCGCTGGATGTCACGTTCAGGCCGGAGAGCGCACTCACGGTACCGGCCACCTTGTAGGCTTGGTTGTTCATTCCGCAGCCCGGATCGAACAGTGCATGGCGGCACCCGGTCTGGTAGTGGGCGCGCAAGCCCGGCCGCTTCAGCGCCGTGAAGATCGACTCGCAGCGAATCTTCGCGGTACTGCCGCTGAACACCACGGAAGCCACGCGCCCCTTCCACCAGGTGATGTACTCGGCATCACCCAGGTGGTTACGAAACAACGTGACCGACACCACGCCATTGGGCCGTGCCGCCGCGAAGAGTTGAGCCACCGCAAAGTCGCGGGCGCACTCGAGGTCAATGCCGTTGCGGGCAAAATCTGGCGACTGCTCGACGGCTGAGCGGCGGATCACGGCGGGTTGGTAGCTTTCGGCCTGGTAGGTAATGACATCCCGGGCACTCGTTACCGTCCATACCTGCTGACCGAGTACGAAACGATAAAGCTCGACCGGCTGGCCAGCCGCCGCCGAGATTTCCTGTGTGGTGTAGGTCATGCTTTCACGCTCAGCATCGGGATGGATGCTTCCACGACGCTGTCCGTCTGCCAGTTGATCTCGATCTGGTCGGCATCGAGTCGGGTTTTTTCCAGAAAATAGATGGCGATCCAGTCCTCGGGGTTGGCGTCGAAGCCGAAAGACTGATTGATCGTCATCACTTCTTCATCACCGATAGTTCCTGCCCCGAAACTCGAGATCGTGCGGAAATACCACGTGCCGTTTTTGTAGAGGAACGCGGCTTCGGTGCGCCCCGGCATCGGATTGAAATAGAGTGCGTAACCGCGCGAGGCAACCGTCATCACCGTCTGGTTCGAGAGGATTTTCTTGACCGGGACGATGGATGCTTCCCAGGTTGGGTGCCAGAACGCGGTCAAGCGCCCCTGGCGTGCGGCCAGCCACGCCTTGAAGGCATCAACCTCGGTGCGGTTCTTGAAGATGTAATCGAAGGAGCGACGCACGAAGGGGCGCGCGGCATGATCGTCGACGGCTGTGATGCCGGTGCCGAAATCCAGTACTTCGGCCAGCCGCCGATAGTCACTCTCCACATCGCGCACCCGGTTCGGGCGTGTGATCCAGACCGGTGTCGAGTTGAAGGTGGTGGTCGAGTCCTGCTTGGTGATGGCCGTGGTGCCCGCGATATCGAACACCAGCCGAGCGGTGGCGATGGCGTCCGTCACCCGCGAGACCGCTTGTGTCACGCGCAGCCGCGCCGTGCGTGCCGGTGTCACAAACGCGCCCGCCGGCCAGGATTGCAGCAAGGGCTGCTTCAGTGTCACGGCGTTGCTCGCCACCGACAGCACCTCTGCTGCCTCGGTGTTGCGGCTGTCTGAGCCAATCACCAGGAGACCGTCTGCTTCGTATTCGAGATTGGTGGTGGTCAGCGGAATTACCGTACTGCCTGCTGCGATGGCTGCAGTGAGCACCGCTTTGTCGGGCCAGATCGGCAGCGCATAGACCCGCGATTGCCAAGCCGACAACAGCACGTCCAGAAGCGCGGCATCTGCACTGCCCACCAGTATCGAGAACTCCAGGGAGCGGCGCGGCTTGGCCCGCAAGCTGACCCGTTGTTCTGTACCGTCGCGCGCCGTGAGGACATCAGTCGCCCACATCAAGCGCTCCAGCCAGCCGTCTGCCCAGTTGGGTTTGAGTCCGAACACCACGACGCGTCGGCCGGAGATCGACAGCGTCGGCGCTTCATCTGGAAACTGGAAGGTGAAATCCGCTTCGATCACCGGCGGCCCGTCGAGGCTCACCGAGACGTTGTGCAGGCGGGACTCCAGCATGCCGTAGGTCGTTGGCGGATTGGCCGGGGCGGCAAGTGATATACCGCCATCGTTCGCACCGATCACCGCCGTCAGGGTTTGAGACGCGAAGTGCGCATTCCACACCTCGACCTGGCGCATCTGTGTCGACAGCAGATTGCCCAGCGCGATCGTGGCCGGCAAGAGATGGACGTGGTGATACCAGTCCTGCTCAAACTGGCGAACCAGGTTCCCCGAGAAGACCGAGACGATCTCGGAGATCGGCAGGTTGTTGGTCTTCACGCCGGCATTAGGCGGGTTGCCGGCCAACGCTGCCGCATAGGGCAGCGTCAAGGGCGCAGGCAGGAACTTGGCCGCCGCGCCATAGGCAGGATTCCCGGGCAGCCCCGAGGGCAGGACAGCGCCGCTATACGTGGCCATGAGTCGTCATTTCAAGAACCCGTAACCGCCGTAGCTCATGGTGAAGACCATCCAGTCATTGCCACCCAAGGTAACCACGTCCTTGTTAACGTACTGACCGTTCATGCGCAGCACCCGGGCACCCGGGGCATAGCCCATCATCGAATAGAAGCCAGACGGCGTTGGACGACCGACTTCGATGGTCGCGGGATACAGCGGCGTGACACCGTTAAACGCAATCGGCGCATAGCTATCCAGTTGCCGTGCATAGCCGGAATAGAACGCCCGCACGGCATCTACCCCCGAGGTGCCGACCTTCCATTTGTTGGTGTTGCCGTCGATGTCGGTCCGCATATAGGTGCTGTAGGTATCCGACAGGAAGGCGCCTCCTGTAAATGTGCAGGTCTTGGTGATCGCTCCGAACAAGAACGGCGCATAGGTAGTGCTCGCGGTTTGCACGATGCAGTAACACCAGCCGTCGCCGCCGAAGAGGAAGTACTCGGCACTGCCCGACAGTTGCGTGACCGAGTACGAGCCCGAGGCCACGGTCTGCGACGCATAGGCCAGACCGCTATTGAAACTGGTCGAGCCATAACCCGAGACATAGGTCGCGTAGGAATGCAGGTTGACGAACTGCCCGCTGGCGGCATGTTGCAGATGCAGGCGGAAATACCCTGCGTCCGCCTGATACATCAATTGCGCGTAGCCGCAGGAACCGGTGGCGAAGAGCCGAATCTTGTCGAGCAGGTCGTTGGCGGAGGTGGTAATGCCAGACTGGAATGCCATCGATTACCTCACGCGAGCTTCAAGGCCCAGTAGTCGCTGTAACCGGTGCGAAAGACATCCTGTACCACCAGGTGATCAACGCCACCGACATTGATAATGTTCTCGGCCGCGTTGGCGTAGCCCGGCACGGCGTAGCAGCCGTCCATCTCTCCCAGACCAATGTGGATGAATGGCAGCAGCGGATAAGATCCGTCCGGACATTCGCGCATGGTTCCGCCCCAACTGCTCGGCCACATTGCCGACACGCCGGTCCAGACCCCGGTCGGCGCGTAATACGCGCCCGAATAGCCCGACGACTTGGGCAGGTGATTGCGGTATTGGTAGGAATTGCTCCAGCGCGTCGATCCGTTATAGGTGCCACCGATCAACATGGGGTACAGGTACTGTCCTGGCGTGGCATAGGGCAGGAACAATCCCAGGTGCATCATTTCGTAATAGGTGCCAGTCTTGGCCACCATGACGATGCGCCGGCCATTGGCCACGATCCAGTACGGCATGGCGGAGGCCATGAGGAGTGCGTAGAACGGACCACCCGGGTTGTATTGCCCGTCGAACGTCTGCGCCGCGTTCCAGCCAACGAAGCCACGGACTTTCCAGTTGCCATAGTCGGCTCCGGCTTCTGACAGGATGCCGACATTGATCTGGTCGGTGCCGGCGAGCCCAGGTCCCTGCAACACCAGTTCCGCCGGTGGCCCGGGTACCCAGCGCAGCACCGACCAGCGCTCGTTGGCTGGCAGCATGTCCTGGGTGACGAACTGCTTGAGGCGGTTCAGCAGATCGAGATAATCGGTGGCGGTGCCACTGGTAAAGGCCATGGGTTACCTCAGCAATTCACGCACGGCCGAGCCGTTACGCGAAAGCACGTTAAGAATGGTTTTTTCTCCGGCGGCGGAATTGAGATAGTCGCCGGCCATGCCAGGGTCGATGACATTCACGATGCGCACCGATTGCGAGGGCGCAGCGTTAGGCGCTGGCGATACCGCCGGCACCAGGCCACCGTCAGCGAAGGCCAGTCGTTGCCCGCTCCACCGGGGCGCCGACAGGCCGCCATTCAAGGCATGCAGGAAATCAACACCGACGCGGCGCACGGCATCCGCCCGCAGTACGTATTCGCCGGTGGAGAGACGTGCCGGGATTGAGTCACTGGTTGCAGTACCGGGACCGGTGACATAACCGCCACCAGCGAATCCCGCCCACTTGAAGAAGCCAGACACCAGACCGCCCAATCCGCCTGTGCCACCTTTGGTCATGCCGCCAAAGAGTTCCTCGGCGATCTTCTGTGCCGCGATACGGTTGATGGCCGAGAGCACCGAGCGGGCAAAGTCACCAAACGCATCGGAAGCTGATTTCGCACCTGACCCAATCTGTTCGAACATCGTCGTGAAGGCGTTCTCTACGTCGCCGTTGATGCGTGTAGCCACGTCATCTGCCACGGTCTTGAGACCCGCCATTTCCACCTTGAGCCGGGCTACCCGGTTGATGGCTTCCTCTGAGCCCGTCGCGGCGGCGAGGGCCTGCATCCTGGGGATCATGCCTTCCACTTCGGTAGCGGTCTGTTGGTGCACCGTCAGCACCTCGCGCCGCATCTGCGTTTCGGTAATCATCCCGGCATCCTTCTGCACCTGGAGTTCCCGTTCGCGAATGCTCATGCGGTCGGTGACGTTCTGATACTGGCGCTCGAGTTTCGCCAGTTCCGCCATGTCCGCTTCGACATTGATCAGGCGGCCGACATCGGCGGCACCCGTGGTGTCGCCCATGCGTTGCAGCTTTTCGATCAGGGGCTGGTATTCGCGCTCGAGCCGTGCCCGTGTGACATCGCCGCCGGCCCCGCCACGGATCTCGGCCATGCGGTCGCGCACGCGAGCCAATTCGTCTGCCAGTTCCTTCTCGGCCTTGGCCGCAGCATGTGCATTGGCGATCTCGACCTCGCCGCGCTTCATATTGAGCACGGTGATCTCACCCTCGAGTTTCTTCACCTCGGCTTTGGCACGCAGGCGCTGCGCTTCATCCTTGCCCCCGACGGCCACCGCTGATTGCGCGCTCAGTTCCTGCTGCTTTGCCGTGAGTTCCTGGTCGATGGCCTGTTGCTCGATCTGTGTCTTGCGAGCGTAGTAGTCGCGCACGGAAACCAGGCGGTCATCGAGGGAACGGTCGAGGGTTGCTTTTTGAAGATCGAGCCCTTCCTTCAGCACTTTGAATTCGGACTCTGCCTGCGCTTTGACCACGGCGAGTTTTGCGCCGGTGGCATCCCTCTCCGCGCCGTCGGCGGACTTCTTCTCGCACTTGCCATTTACCCACTGGCCACCGGACACGACACACGCAATGCGCTGCATGTCTTCTGTTGGTTTTCCGGTCGGTGACTTCTCGTCCGGACGCTTGGGGCTGGTCAGCGCATCGAGCCGCTGTTTCGACGCCGCCAGTTCCTGCTCCCATTGCGCGAGGTTCTTCCTGAGCGTTGTCATCGCGCCTTCGTTGAACTTCACATCGAAGGGCATGAACGGCACCGGCGCTTTGCCGGTATCGACCTTCTTGCGGGTCGAATCAACCAACTCCTGAATGCGCGCGACCTCGTCACGTGCCTGTTTGATTTCGGTCCCGTTGAACAGGAGATTGCCGACCCCGCCGAGACCAACCCACATGGCCTTCAACTTGCCCGAGTCGTTCGCCGCCTCGCGCATGGCATTCGTGATGTTGATGAGTTCGGGCAGGAAATCGCGGGCCAGCGTGATACCGAGCGCTGACGACGAGGCTTTGAGTGCCGTGAGATTGTCGTTGAACGCTTCCGCCGAACGCGCCGTTTCGGTGGTGAGCTTCAAACCCAGGCGTTCGGCTTCCGCCGTGAGTTGATTGATGCCGGCCGCCCCCTGATTCAGGAACGGAATCATGTCCATGCCACTCTTGCCGAAAATCTTTACAGCGAGCGCAGTCTTGACTGCACCGTCTTCCAGATTGGCGAAGACGTTGGCCACCTGCAGCAGGACATCCTCGGTGGACTTCATGCTGCCATCGGCATTCTTGACGGAGATGCCGAGTGCCTGGAACAACTGCGCCCCATCACCGATGCCGGTATTGGCCTCGGTAATGTTCTGCGACAGGCTCTTGATGCCTTTCTGCAAGGCTTCCAGACTCACATCCGACAACTGTGCGGCAAAGCGCAAGGTCGACAGCGCTTCCACCGAAATGCCGATTTTCTGCGAGAGCTTGTTGAGATGATCGGCCGCATCGATCGCACCTTTGATCATGGCAGCGAACCCGGCCACCGAAAGCGAAACGCCAAGGCCCGCCAGCAGTCCCTTGACCCGGTTCGACTCGTCGCCGAGTTTGGCGAGATTGCCGCGAATCGAATCGAAGGCCGATCGGGTCTGATCGACGGCAGTAATCAGCAGTTGTGCACGATCTTGGGTCACGGGTGGCTCAGGTCCTAAATCTTGGAGAGTTGCGTTTCAATGGCTCGGGCGAGTACGGGCAACTGGCCCCGTACCACGCCAGCCAGATCGAAGCGACACTTCATGGTCACGTTGGGTACCAGGACGGCGACCGGGATTTCCTGGCCGCGCTTCACCCTCTTGGTACCCGTGCGTTTGCGCTCGGCCCGCTTGAATCGCGCCAGAGAGGACGCGTTCTCGCGCAGGTTTTCGGCCATCAAAATGACGCGGCCGCCTTTCTGAATGAAGTACGCGTTGCCGGAGCGAATCAGCGCATCGATCACACGCTTGAAGGCACGACGACCGATGCGACGGCCTTCCTCGGTCAGCGGAATCAGCATCCGGCCCGAGACGGTTCCGCCCCGGACATGGATACCCAGCCACGGAATCTTCGAGCCGATGAGAACTGCGGGTAGTTTGTCCTTGTCGCGGTCGTAGACCTTGGCGCGCAATGAATTCACGAAGGCCGCTTTCTTGACCGTGAAATCGGACTTCATTTTGCTGCGCACGACATCGGCCACCGACTTGCCGCCGGCTTGCATGCCCGTGGCCACAGCCTTGTGAATAGCGGCCTGTTTTTGTCGCGTCCAAGCCTCGAGCGTGGATTTGTCGAGCAGGCCGGAAGTAGTCAGGGAAATCTTAAGCATCAAGGCGCCTCATGAACTTCTTGATGGCATCACTGCTGCCTTGTGCCCCAACACTCACGACCGACAGGAGATTCGCCAGACGCCGCGACTCCTGCCGATCGATGGCGGCGATAAAGGCATCGACCTGCGCCAGGGTGTAATTCAGGATGCTGGCGTAGGCATGCCCCGCATCGATCAGTCGCTGGACTGCATCGCTCCAGGGATCCGGGCTCCGAGGGTTTGGCTTACCCGCGTCGCCGCCTCGGTCAGGCTCGGCAGCACGCGCTGGATAAAAAAATCGGCATTCACCTCGAATACCGCTTCTGTCAAACGCACGGCCTCGTCGAGCGCCAGATTCGTCACCCACTCGGGCGGGCGACGACTGGCGATGGCCACCGCGTCGATCACCGCCTCGCCATGCTCGGCCAGGAGCGCCAGCCAGTCGGGAGACGCCGACAGACTGGCCGCCACCGGCTGCACGGCGCGAGCGAAGGCCGGCACGTCGCCGACCCTGAGGGGTGTGAGTTCGAGGCGTTCGCCGCCGATGACGAGCGTCACCGGCACCGGCGGCAGCGCAGCAAAAGCGTCGCCAGTCATCACAACAGAACGATGCGGCCAAACTGGCCAAGCGCACCCGCAGCCGCCTTGGTCAGATCGGCCAACACTTGACCGGAGAGTTCGAACTTCATCAAGTCCGCGCTGATCACCGACAAGTCTTTCGCCGGATTGATGGCTACCCGGTAGAGGTCGATCACGACTTCCTTGTTGGCGTCCGCCGTGTTCAGCCCTTCGAAGCGAACCCAGCGCTCGGGCAGCGGCTGCGTGAACATGGCTGTGACGCTGGCGGCCCCATAGCTGTAGCTGGCCGCGATGGCACCCGTGACGCCTGTGATGTCGGTAAACATGATCGAACCGTGCTTCGCATTGACCGTGTATTTGCCAGCCGCCACGGTCGTTGCTCCTGCCTTCACCACGACAGTGGAGACGTTTTGCTTGCCGAGCAAATAGAGCTTGCCGAGTTCCGCTGCGGCAATGACCGGCTCGTCCGTGACGGTGCCGGTGGTCACGACCGTGGTGGAACCGTAAAGCGCGAGTTCCAGATTCGACTGGATGAGTTCTTCCAGCGTGCAGGCAAACTCGCCTTTCTTGGTCTTGATGAGTTGCAGATCGGTCAGTCGCTGGCCGGATTGGGATTCCTGATGCTCCAGGGTCTCGACCGAGAGCGACACCTTGAGGTCGGGGACGTTGCCGACGAAGGTGAGGCCTTGCGGATTGCCGCTGGTGTCACGCGAACCGATGAAAACGCGTCCTTGTCCAGAGAAATAGGTCATGAGGTGTTACTCCTTGTTTGAGGTGAGAGGAGATGCCGGGGTTGCTTCGTTGTGGCGGGAGCGCCGGGGCTCTATAGACGTGGCTGCCTGGCCGACGCCGTGTTCGATGAGCCAATTCGCCGTGCCGTCATCGACATCGATGATGGTTCCAACGTCATGCTCGACGCCGGCATGGGTGTGGATCTTGAGAAGTTCAATTTGCGGCATGGGGTTATCCTTTCTGGGTGAGGTCGTGGGCCAGCGTGCGGTAGGTGACGCGGTAGCGGGATGGCAGTGCCGCCACGTCCATGTCGGAGTCGTCTTGCTGCCAGTCGGTGTCGGTTTCTTCCATCCCCAGCGCCAGGCCACTGAGGGTTACGTCGGCCAACAGCGCGACGTGTGCGGCGGTCATCAGGCGATCTACTACGGGCTCAGGGAGTTCCGTCGCTGTTCCCGTTGCCAGCGCCACGATGCGAATCACCAGTTCCCGCTCGGTACGATCATTGACGCGGCGTACCGCTTCCGATTCTGGGAAGACAAGGAGCGCAGGCATTTGCGCCCGATCGGACGGCACAGTGGGCTGGCGACGGATCGTCGCTCCCTGTGCCGAGGCAACGGGGGTGAGCCTGAGCACCACGGTTTGAATGATCTGTTCCCGGATGCTTTGCATCACAACCTCGACAAGGTTGCTACCGACTCGGAACCATCCCGAATCTGGCGCACTTCGCGCACCCGGTAGGACTGGCCAGCGATCTCTACCGCATCGCCCTGGCTCAGCGTCAGACGCTCGCTCGGGTATTCGATCTGGTAGTCACGTGAGAGCGCCAGCCCATCGAGCACACTGTCATCCGGCGCACGAAACGCCGCCTGCACCGTGACCGCACCCACCTTTACGGTGGTCAGCAGTCCGCAGCGCGCGGCAGCGTCGTACAGGTCGGCGACGTTCACCTGCGTCAGGCCGCTGTGAGCTTCACCAGCACACCCGGGCGATGGCACATCGGCAGCGGATTCGCTTGGGTATGCAGATCGGTGCCGCGATCGAACTTGCGGGGTTCCTGCTTGGCGTACAGCGGCTGGCCCAGTGTGTTCGCGGTTTCGTTGAAATCAGCCGGTGCAAAGTAGGTGCTGAAGGTGTCCACCGTGCCGATCGGGAAGCAATGTGCTTCACCCGCCGCGATGAAGCGACGCGTCGCACCCGTGGCATCCGTAGCCTGGCCGCGATACTCCTCGAAGGTCACGCCACCGAAGGTGAAACCGGCACGCATGTCGTTGATCAGCACGGCACCTTGCTGCCAGTACGTGTAAGCGTCCTTCACCTTGGCGTGGTCGGTCAGGGCATCAAAGAACTCCGGCGAGCACAGGCAGTGGATGCCGGTCATGAACTCACCTTTAAGGTTGTCCTCGAGGTGGCGCAGCACATCGGCGCACTTCTTCTTGACGTTGGTGCCGGCGACGGCGAGTTCGAAATTGACCGTGGCCGGAGTGATGCCGAACTCGTCGTAAAGGTCGTAGATCACCGAGCCATCGGCATCCAGGATGACGCCCTTGAGCGCGCCCATACGCAGGTGCTCCAGGGTGATCGAATGCTTGTTGCGCATGGTCTCCAGATGCCGCGCCATGACACCGGCCACTGATTCCATCTCGGTTTCCGAGCCGAAGGCGCGGATGCCCTGGACTTCCTCGGGCAGCACTACATCGTCGTGCGGGATATGGGGAATGACGAAGGAGCGCACGGTGCGCTTGCCTCGCGCGCCGACCGTACCGGGCGACCCCGGCGGCATTGAGGGCAGCAGGTTGAGCACACCGTTTTGTTCTTCAACGATGACCTGCCGGGTACGCACGGGTTTTGCCGGAAACAGGTTGAGCGCTTCCATGCGACCGTAGCGGTTGGGAATGATATTGATGGCGGACGTGAGGGCCGCCATCGAGAAGGCCGGCGTGTTGAACACATTGTTCATGGTGATGATTTCCTTAGGCGGATTGACGGATGAGGATGCCGCGCGCTTCGAGGGCGGCGATGGCTGCAGCCTTCTGCTCGGTGGTAATACCGGCAGGCCAGACCACGGCGTGCGAAGCAACGATGGCGTGACGCGCGAGTAGCAAGGCGTCGTCGCGTTGGATCAGGGTGGCGTCGATCGCGCCCAGCAGAATGCCGGCGACGTCCTCGGTGCCATCGGTGGCGACCGGATCAAAGCGTTTCAGTTTGCCGGTGACCGTGACGCGGCCGACGACCGCACCGAGTTCCAGGTTCTGCCCGGAAGCAACAGAGACCTGTTCGCGTGAGTAGTTGAGGCAATCCTCTTCGTACTTCAGGAGATCGCCGAGATTGATGGGTTCGTTAATGGCATTCATGGGTCAGTCCTTTCCGGTGAGTTTCTTGACGGCTTTCATGAGCAGGTTTTGCTCGGGAGATGCCGCCTTATTGGCCGCATCGGGATGGATCACCGAAGTGATCTCGGGGCTCTCGGCACGCGAGGCCAGCAAGACCCGTCGCACTTGAGATTCGCTGGCGCCTTCGGCGAGAAACGTGGCAATACGCTGCGGCTGGCCTGCCAGTTGGCAGAGTTCCGCGATGGCCACGGCGTCCGCGCGCGTGGCGGCGCGGGTGGCATCAATGGCCGACTGGACAGGATCGTCCTTGGGTGATTGCGGCTCGGTCGGCACCGGTGCAGGATCCGTTGGTAGCGTTGGCGCTGCCGGATCAGGGATAACTTCAGGGGTGTTCGGGTCAGGCATGAGTGATACCTCCTTGATGGGGATGGATGAAGCGAACTGCGCGTTACTCGTTACCGATGGTGCAAAGCCTCGTGAGCGACGTGCCGCCAGAAATGCACTGAAGTCGGTGAGGGCCGTATCGAAACTGCCTTGGGCATCCGCAAGCCCTGCGGTTACGGCTTCCGGGCCGAAGTACAGCCCGGCTTGGGTGGAGCGAACGAAACGCGGTTCGAGGTTTCGCATCACGGCCACGTGATCGACGAAGATGCCGTAGAGCCTGTCCACCTCGGCCTGCAGCCGTGTCAAAGCCTCTTTGTCGAGCGGTTGGTGGGGAGAGAAATCGTTCTTCTGGTCGCCGGCGGTAATGGCCGTGTAGCGATAGCCCTCCTGGGCGTCACGCGCGGACTGATCGACGTGCATGGCAATGACGCCGATCGAGCCGACCCCGGCGGTCTGCGTCACATAAACCCGCGACGCCGCTGAGGCAATGGCGTAGGCCGCTGAGAATGCCGAGTCAGAAGCGATTGACCAGACCGGTTTCACCGCATCGGCGGCACGCACCCGCCCGGCGAGTTCGAACACGCCACCGGCTTCGCCACCGGGGGAATCCACATCGAGCAGGATGCCGGTAACACTCGGGTCGGACAGCGCCGCGTCGAGCATCGCGCTGATCTCGCCATAGGACGTAAGCCCGGACGCCGCTTCCATGCCGAGCGAGCGCCGAACCAGCGTGCCGTAGACGGGAATCACAGCAATACCGGGCGGTGCATCGGGCAAACCACGTGGCGGCGGAATCGGCAGACCGGCTTTAGGCTCCGGCCAACCGATGCGATCACCCAACACCGCCAGGATGATGTCGAGTTTGGAACGGGCGACAAGGAGCGGCGTCCCGTACAGACGGGACGCCAGGTGCGGTAGCTGCATTTCAGTTTCCTTGCGGTTGAAAATCGGGTGGCTGGACTACTGGTGCTGGCGTCGGCAATTCGTGACGCGGGTCGGAATCAAAGACCAGGCCGAAGGCATCCGCCCGGGCGTTGTCAGCAGCGATTTCCCGATCCACGTCCTCGGCGTCGTAGCCGTTGGCCGAGATGGCTTCCGAGCGGGACATGAGGCCCGAGCGAATCGCCGCTTTCATGGCATCGGCCTCCTTCAGCGGATCCACCCACTGCCAGCCTTGGGGAATCCATTTGACGGCCTGGTACTCACGACGCTTGGCAATCCCGCCCCGGGCATAGCCCGTCAGCGTGAGTGCGCCTTCGAGAACGGCTTGTGCCATCCAGGCTTGCCATATCGGACGGCACAACTGATGGACGATCACGCCATGCTGTAAGGCTTCGACACGGCGGCGAAACTCCAGCAGACCGGCCCGGATCGACGAGTAATTGACCTGGGTGAGATCCCCGGTCAGTTGCTCGTAGGTGACGCCCATCGCCGCCGCCACAGCGCGAAACTGCATGCGCAGGAATTCCGAGTAGGAACCGCCGACATCCGCTGGCTGCGAGAACTTGATGTCTTCACCCGGTTCCAGAATCTGCATGGTGCCGGGCTCGAGACCTGCGAGCGCCACGCCGTTGGGGTCCGATAGACCTTCGCCGAGCAGGTTGTCCTCGGGAGCGAGGCGCGTCACAAAACCGGCGAACATCGCGGCGGTTTTCTTGCGCACCAGTTCGGCGTCGTCGTACTGGTCGAGTTCGTTCAGTTTTACGAGCGCACGCGCCAGCCACGGTTCGCCACGAATCTGACCTGGGCGCAGTGCCCGGAAAAGGTGAATGATCTCGGCAGCATCGACACGCACTGTCGTGAGCCCACCGTCCCCAGACATCGGAGCCAGCATGCCGTCCTCGGGGTGCGATCGGTAGAGGTGATAAGCCACGCGCCGTCCAAGCCGGTCGAACTCGATGCCGGCACGGATCAGGTTTCCATTTTCTGCCGTGGTGTTGAGTGTCACCGGCAGATGCTCGGCTTCCAGTACCTGAAGTTGCAGTGCCACAGGCAGTCCATCTTCAGGACGGCGATAGCGCAGCCGTACCAGCGCTTCGCCGCCTTCGAGCATTGCCCGACAGGCCAGCGCCTGCAGTCCGTAAAAGTCGGTGAGACCTGCGGCATCGGCGTCGACGGTCCAATCGCGCCACAGTGCCTGGATGGCTTCGCGTACCGTCGCGTCCTGCACCATCGATTGCGGCTTGATGCCGGTACCGATGGCGTTGGCCACGTAGGATTCGAGCGCCGAATTGGCCCAGGCATTGCGACGCACCAGATCACGGCTCTTGGCGCGCAACTCGTGCTGGGTGAAGAGCAGCGCCGCGACTGCACCCGGATTGCCGACTGACCAGGCCAGTGCCCGACGCCCACCGCCGACTCCATCATAGGTGGGCGAACCACCGAAGAGTTTCCGACTCATGCTGCGAAAGGTTTTGAACAAGCGCATCACGTGCCCTTCGACGTTGTGACCCGGATCTGCCGGGGTGCGCGGGGCCACAGGCCGGTATCAGCGGCCTGCTCGTAGAGGCCGCGTTCGACTTCGAAGATGGCTTGGCGCAATTCCTCGACGGAGCGGTACTCGACCGTTTTGTCTCCGAAGGTGACACGCTTCTCGCCCTTGGCCAGCGCGGCCTCGAGGGCGCTGAGTTGTTCTTCCGTATAGGCCATGATTTTCTAGGCGACCTTGGTGGCCACGAGATTGCTGCCGGCCTTGACCACGGCATTGGAGGCGGCGACCTCGGAGGCGAAGCGGATTTGCAGATTTCCCGCCGTAGCCCCGGTCACCACCAGAATCGAGCCTCTGGCCAGCGTGTTGGCATTCGCCGTATCGATGGCCGTGGTGGCTGCTCCGACATCAGCCGCCCGCTGGTTTGCCAGCGTGGATGCCGTGAGTGATGTCGGCGTACTCCACTGCGCCACCACGGTGGCACCCGTAGGCACCGTCTGGGTGAGTCGAATACCGGTGGTGGTCGCTGCTGTCTGGAACATCACCTGAGCATCGATCGCGTAGGTGCTGTTGGCTGCCAGCGCGATCGCAAGTCCGGTGACGTTGGCCAGGGTCGTCGTGTTGTTGGTGACATCGGCCGCAAGGCGGGCAGTCGTCAAGCGCGTATCGGCGCTACCGAGCAGGGTCATGTCGACCCACGCCGTGCCATCGCACCAGTACGGCTTGTTGTCGGCGGACAGCCGCGCAATGACGCCGGCCAGTGCGGCTGAGGCGGCAGGAAGCACCGAGACGACCGGGGCTGCCCGGTAGGCCAAGTCCTTCACCGATTACCCCATCACCACGACACGGTAGGCATTGCTGGCCGGCGCGGCGGCGAAGTTGAGTCGTGCCGAATTGGTCGTGGGCAAACTCACGTCGCAGTTCACCTGCTCGTAGTTGCCGGAGGCCTGATAAACCTGCACGAGGACATCGCGCGTGGCGAAGTTGTGATTAACGTCGAACTGCGTGGCGCTGCCGTCGCCAATGGTTGCCTGTGCGCGACGAGTTTTGTTGGCCCAGGTATTGAGCTTCAGGGGCGTGACGAAACGCAGATCGTCGGTGCCACCATCGGTTTCGGCCTGCGTCGCAATTTCAGCGATGCCGGAACTGGTTTCGGAGGCGGCGCCGATCGCAGCACCGAACTGCAACCAGGTCACCGACCCGGTGTCGAGCACGAAATTGACGACCGACTGCCGCCAGCTCGTACCCGCCGACGTGCCTTCCTCGACCGTGGTGACCGCTTGTTCCAGTTCGTTACTGGTCGAGGCATCGAGACTGCGCGTCATGGCCACTGCCGCGCCGTTCCAGATGTAGAGACCGTTTTCCGATCCAACGGTCTGGGCCTTGACCAGGATGCGGTCGCCGACCGTGAGAGTGATGCCGTCGATCGATGCGCCCGGCGACGAGAGGTTCACGTTGGCCTGACTCGCCACCCGGCACGAGTCCTTCCACGCCAAGCCCTCAACCGCCGAGTTGAGATCCTGCTGGCGTACCGGTTCGTCCGGATTGACCGGGGCCGGCAGATTGCGGATGCGGGCGACGCCGCCAAAATCGAGATCAGAGAGTTGCTTGCGAGACATGGAGGTTTTCCTTTCAGGTGATCAGGTAAGACGAGCGATCCCGGCGATCGGGACGGCAAAGCGAATGACGAGTTGGTTGAAGCTTGTGTGCATGACATCGGCCTCGACCTCGTTGCCGCCGGTGTCGAGAATCGTCACGGCGGGCCGCATGCCAAGGTTGTGATTGATCGTCCAGACCGTGTTGGCCAGGGACTGCAAGTGCGTATAGGCCACGCCGCCACTGGTGCTCCCGCCATTTCCTCGGGCGGCCAGTTCGTTGATTGCGGTGACCAGATTCGACTTGTCCAGTGTGTCCAACTGGTCGATGCCGCCGATCCGTGCATCGACGCCAGCAAACTTTTCGGCAACGCGTTCGACGAAGCTGAGGATCTGGGCTTGCAGCGACATGGCGCTCCGCTAAGTGGCGAGTTGGTTACGTAAGCCAGCGGCTACGCACCAGGCGACGAGTTGGCCTCCGGTTGTCAGAAACAGCGAGGCCACCTCGCTGGGTGGCCTCGGGTTCGGCTTCGTGGTTAATCGGGTCGGGCGGTGGTGCCAGTCCGAGTTGCTTTTCCAGTTCTCGCCAGTGGCGTTCCTCGAAGCGATCAAGGCCGGATGCGGCGGCTGCCGCGCGGGCATAGACGTAGCAGTCCAGTGCCTCGTTACGCTCGCGCATCTTCTGCCACTCGCGAATCGCGAAGCCGTTACGGTCTCGCCGGGTCACCAGTTGCTCGGCACAGAGTTGCTGGATGAACTCGGCGTCGACTTTGGGCAGATGCACGAAACCGGCTGGATAGACCGTGTTCACACCATCGTCCGCCACATCGGCTGACTTGCGCAGGTTGTTGTAGAACTCCAGTTTGGCAATGCCACCCGCGACCGAGAACACCTTGATGCCCCGGCGCAGTTTCTTGCCGCCGGTGGTCGCATCCACTGCCGTCGGGGTGCCGACCAGTGCCGCCCCACGCGCCACACCCTTGACCGCCATCACGCGGGAATCGCGCACCGCGCGCACGAAGGCATAGGCTTCCTGCGTGGCAAAGCCGGTATCCAGCGCGAAGCGCACCAGCGGTACCGATGCCCCGGAGGTATGCGTCCAGGTTTCATCAAGCAGGCGAGCCAACTGATTCCAGACCTCGGGTCGCGCGGTGTCGCCCATCAGCACCCGGTGCTCGACAAGCCACGAAGCCTTGCCACGCCCGAACGCCCAGATGGAGACTTCGATACGATCTTTCTGCACGTCGCCGCCACCCGTCAGGAGCAATCCACCTTCCTGAATGGCACCCATCCGGTAGTCTTCGCGGCGTTCCAGCAGGCGCTGCCAGTCGGGTGCTTCGCCTTCCTCGACCCACGTTTCACCGAGTTCAGTGTTCTTGAAAGTCTTGATGGCGGCGGTCGAGCCGGCTTCCTTGCTAATGGCACTCTCCCATGCGGCGGCGATTTCCCGCCAGTTACGCCAACCAATCGGGCTGTACAGGCTCGACAAATGGAAGCCGGCGGTCTTGCTCGGTACGTCAGCCATTGCTCGCCATTCGCCGTGTTCCAGCATCCACGTCTTGTGATGCTCAGGAATCGGTACCTCGCAGGACTCGCAGACGTAGGCGGCCGTGTCGGGCCGATTACCGTTTTCGTCACGCTCCCAGCGCAATTGCTCGAAGCGCAACCACTGCCGATGCCCACAATGCGGACACGGCACGAAGTAGCGGCGCTGGTCACTGGCTTCGTATTCGCGCTCGATGGTGCTGACGCCAGCAATCGTCGGCGTCGATACGATGAAGATCTTTCGGCGCGCAAACGTGCGGGTGCGGGCCTCGGCCAAGGCCACCGCGCTTCCCTCACCATCAACATCGATCGGATAACCATCGACCTCGTCGAGGAAGAGATACCGCACCGGCATCGAGCGCAGACCCACGGCGCTGTTGGCCCCGGTCATCACCAGGACACCGCCGCGAAACTCTTTAGCCAGAATCGTATTGCCTGAGTCGCGGCTGCGTGCCGGCGCAATCAGTTCCTTGAGGATGGCCGACTCCTCGATCAACGGATCGATCCGCTGCTTGGAGTTGCGCTTGGCCATCTCCACCGTTGGCCACACCGCCATCATTGGGCCGGGCGCGTGATGGATCACGTAGCCGATCCAGTTGCTACCCATCTCGGTCGCGCCGAGTTGGGCCGCCTTCATGAACACCACCCGCTCGACCGGCGAAGTCGGCGACAGGCAATCCATGATGGCTTTCAGGTACGGCGTGCGGCTGGTGCGCCAGCGCCCCGGCTCACTGGACGCCTTGGAGGACAGCATCCGATGCCGATCCGACCATTCTGAGACCGAGAGCAGTGGATCCGGAATCAGCCCTTCGCGCCAGGCACGCTCGATATCGAGTTCGCCGTCGTAGTCCGTGTCCATCAATCTACCCGGGCGCGCAGTTCGCCCAACTCCATCAAATGCTCACGCACGGCTGCCTCAATCGCGACATGCAAAGCATGGGCATCGACTTCGAGCTTGGCGGCCATCTGTGCCGAAATCCGTGCTGGCCAGTTGAGCCATGCATCGCGTTCCGTCCGTGCCAGTCGAAATACATGGGCGATGGCTTGCGAACGATCGACCAGATCACCCTTGAGCCGCGCCAAGCGCACCTTGTTGGTCTGTGCCTTGACGACCTCGTTGACCGTGCGCGCCTGCAGAAGCGAGGTGCCGCCAGTAGAGAGTGTCGGCGAAGGTGATTCGGCCGCCGGTTCCTGAGCGACGGCACGCTGTGCTTTCGGTACGGCCGCGACTTTTGGCGCAGGCGATGGCTTGCGCGGTGACGCAGTGTTCTGTTCCCACTGCCGATCGGCTTGCTCAGGATCAATCGTGCCATCCGCCCCCTGAGTAATTCGACCCGTGTCGATGGCCTTCTTGACGGCAACGTGAGAGACGCCGCGATGCCTGGCGTAGGCGCGAATCGACAGACCCATGATTTACATCAAGCCGGGCGCAGATGTTCTCCAACAGATGCGATTCCCCGCTTGGCTTTCCTCCTGAACAGCGCGTTCATGCAATCACCATCAACGACGTCACAAGGACATCACCATGAGCCAGATCGACACCCTCCTGACCCTCATCGCCCAGAAGCATCTGGACATCGACTCACTGGAAACCCGCAAGTCCGACCGCCTCGATTTTCACGAAGTCGCGGTCTGGTGTTTGCGCGATGCCCTCGAAGCGGCGTTCAAGGCCGGTGCCGAGTTGGGCGCGTCGCTACCAAAGGCTACTGAGCAGGAAATTGCCAACACCAACTAAATAGATTCGGAAGCCGCCGAGAAACGCTTGGCTTCCACTTTGAACAGCGCGTTCATGCCATCACCATCAACCACCAAGGAGCAAATCATGACCAACGAAATAAAACTCACTGACACCCAGCGCCAAGTCCTCGAGAACGCTGCCAACCAACCGGATGGACGCGTCACCTGGTTTCCCGACGGGGTTAAAGGTGGTGCCCGTCAGAAAGTCATTGCCGGACTGTTTAACAAGGCCCTCATCACCAGCAACGGTGGCCAAGACTGGTTCGTCGCCGCCGAGGGCTACGACGCCCTTGGGCGCGCACGACCCACGCCGACCAGCACTCATCCCGACCCCGAGGTAGAGGCCGCCGTGTCGGCGGCAGAGGCCAACTGGGCGCAAGAAAAACAGGAGGCGGCCAAGCAACTGATCAAGGCCGGCGTCGAGGGCAAACCCCGCACCCGCGACAACAGCAAGCAGGCCACCGTGATCCAAATGTTGCAACGCCCCGAGGGTGCGACGATCCAGCAGATCATGGACGCCACCGGCTGGCAGGCGCACACGGTGCGCGGCACCTTTGCCGGCGCATTCAAAAAGAAACTGGGTCTCAACCTGGCATCGGAAAAGGTTGAGGGCAACGACCGCGTTTATCGGATTGCCTGAACAGGAGCGGCGCCATGTTGAAACTCATCACCATTCTGGAAAACCTCAAGCTCCAGCCACGGCAACTCACCGAGGAAGAAAACCTCTACCTCAACCAAGTTGGCGACGAGTTGCGCCGGGCGGAAAGCGATGGGGCCCGCTGGCGCATCCTTGAGCGCGAGGGACTGAGTCGTCTCGATGGCTTCAACTTCACCGAGGACGTCATCGCCAAACTCACCGAAGTACGTCGCGCCGCAATGAACTAAAGAGCTTGGCTTTCTGATTGAACAGCGCGTTCATACGCACATCGCATCAATCAACCCGACGGAGATCATCATGCAAACCAACGACGCCATCCAGCAGCACGCCAATTACGACACCGACGATTACGCCTACCTCGCCGCCAAGGGCTGGACGGATACAGAGATCGCCGCGCGGTGGGACGCAGAAGCCAAGAGCGGCAAAGGTCCGTGCCGGTGGCAGACCGACTCGGCGCGCAGCAAACTGGCCGCCGTGACGGGTCGCCGATAGAACGCAATCAAGCCGAGCAAAATGATCGAAAATAGTTCAATCTTCCGCTTGGCTTCGCAATCAAACAGCGCGTTACTACGGGTGTCGCAACGATCAACCCGCAGGAGACACAAATGACCACCAGCACCCTCAAGACCCTGATCAAAAGCACGATGTTCCGGTTCAACACCCTGGCCAACGCCTCGAGTTTTGCGAACCGCGCCACCTACCCGATGCGCATCGTCCTGGGTAACCACGACGGCGAGCGCGGCGAGTTTTGGGTGGTGACCCCGGCCGATGCATCGCGACTCGAGCGCGCCGGCTACGAGATGGCATAAAGGAGAGCGCAATGACCACCACCCTAGACCAACGCATCAACGGCCTCGAACCCGGCCAGGAAATCCGCATCTCCGGCACCGACGACCGTTGGGTCACTGCCGAGCGAACCGGGAACGGCAAGTGGCTACGTTTCGTTCGCCACACTCCCAACGGCTTCACGGTTTTCAAGACCACCCGGTTCTGACACCAGGGCATCAAACGCCACCCCGTCCGACTGGCGGGTGGCCTGCGCCCCGGCAAAGTCTTGCCAACGGCGCACAATCACATCGACGTACTTCGGATCCAGTTCGATCAACCGGGCCTTGCGGTCTGACTTCTCGGACGCAATCATGGTTGTGCCCGAGCCGCCGAACGAATCCAGCACGATGTCACCCGGTCGACTGGAATTTCGCACCGCACGTTCGACCAACTCGACCGGCTTCATTGTCGGGTGCAGATCATTCTTGTGCGGCTTCTTGATGTTCCAGACGTCACCCTGGTCACGCGCACCGCACCAGTGCCGGGTTCCTTCGGCTGGCCAGCCGTACAGGATCGGCTCAAACTGCCGCTGATAGTCCGCATGACCGAGCGTGAAGGTGTGCTTCGCCCAGATGATAAAGGTCGACCACTTGCCTCCAGCAGTACGAAAGGCCGACTGCAGGACATCGAGTTCGGAGGAGGACATTGCCACGTAGATGCCGCCACGGCAGTGGGCCAACGTAGGCGTCAGTGCCGCCAACAGGAAGTCGTGAAAACCAGCGCCGAGGTTGTCGTTCAGGATCGGTCGATCCGTTCCCCGCATCTTGTCCTTGGCGGTATTGGCATAGTCCACGTTGTAGGGTGGATCGGTGAACACCATGTCGGCAGTCTCGCCGGCCATCAGCGCCTCGTAGGTGCTGGCGTCCGTCGAGTCACCACAGATCACGCGGTGGTTGCCGCAGAGCCAGACATCACCCGGGCGCGTTATCGACGGGCCGGCTTCGGGAACAGAATCCTCATCGGTCTGCCCCTCGGTTGTCGTCTCTTCGCCGGTGAGGAGATCGGCAAGCGCATCGGCATCGAAGCCGGTCAAGGACAGATCGAAGCTGTCGTCCTGGAGCGCGGCCAGTTCGACCTGCAGCATGGCGTCGTCCCAGCCTGCGTTCTCGGCGATGCGGTTATCCGCGATCACCAGGGCGCGTCGCTGGGTCGGTGTTAGATGGTCGAGCACCACGACCGGCAGCATAGCGATGCCAAGTTTCTGTGCGGCGGCCAACCGGCCATGCCCGGCCACGATGACGCCGTCACTACCAGCCAGGATCGGATTGGTGAATCCGAATTCGGCAATCGAAGCAGCGATCTGAGCCACTTGCGCATCCGAGTGCGTGCGCGCGTTCCGTGCATAGGGCACGAGCTTGGCGGTCGGCCACTGCTCGATTTTGTCGGCGAGCCAGGAGATTGTCATGCCGGTGCTCCCAATCGTTCAGTGGCGACCACATCAAAGGTCTGGCCGGTGGCCACGAGCGTAACTGGCACCTCAGGGAAATTCTGCTGGAAGCGTTTGACCGTCACATCGACATACTCGGGCGCAATTTCGGTGGCTCGAACTGCGCGGCCAATTCGTTGAGCCGCGAGTAGCGTGGTGCCAGAACCGCAGAACGGTTCGAATACGATATCGCCAGCATCGGTGTAGGTTTCCAACACATGCTGTGGCAACGCCACCGGGAACACGGCCGGGTGATCGATGTCCTGTCCGATCTTGCCCTTGTGCCGCATGAGACGAATCACGGCATCGGGAATCTTGGTCTCCTGCGTAACCTGGCCCACATGGTTCCAGGCGGTCTTGCTGCCATCTTTGTTGCGCATGCCGCCGGCGCTGGTGCCGTCACCGCGCAGATGCGTGTCGCGGCCTGCGTAGATGCAGGGCACGATCTTGTTGGGCCGGCGCGGCTCCGAACCCTTCCGGTTGAAGTGGAAGACGAATTCGAAGGCTGGCGCAAGCCGTCCGTTCCAGTCGCCGGGCAGTCCTGGCCCCTGGTCCCATACGTACCACGCAAAGCGCCGCCAGCCTTGGGTACGCATCCAGTCGAGCCAGCCATCCCAGTACGGGATGACTTCCTGCTCGCGGTGAATCAATCCGAGATTGACCAGTACCTGGCCATTGGCAGTCATCGGCAATTGATTGAATACGCCACGCATCAGGGCGTCCCAATCAATGATGGTGTTCGTGTAGTCCCGCTGATTGCCATATGGCGGCGACGTGAAGCAAAGAACTGCCGTGTCGCCGGCCATCAGCGCGGTGACCACAGTGGCGTCGGCGGCATCACCGCAAATTAACCGGTGTGCACCCAGTTGCCAGACGTCGCCGGAACGCGAGACTGGATTGACCGGTGCATCAGGTACATCGTCAGCCGCATCCTCGCTGGTGTCGTTCGAGTCATCGGTGCCCGCACCGCCCTCGGCATCGACCAGTAGTTCCTCGATCTCGTCGTTGGTGAATCCGGTGAGCGTCAGGTCGTAACCCGACTCGGATAACTCAGCCAGTTCAATCGCCAGCATTTCCTCATCCCACCCGGCGTCGAGCGCCAGGCGGTTATCGGCGATCACGTAGGCGCGCTTTTGCGCCAGCGTGAGGTGGCCGAGTTCGATGACCGGCACTTCGGCCAGCCCCAACTTGCGTGCGGCGGCCAGACGACCGTGGCCGGCAATGATTCCCTGGCTCCCATCCACCAGGACGGGATTGGTCCAGCCGAATTCGACAATGCTGGCCGCGAGCTTCGCCACCTGCGCATCCGAATGCGTGCGGGGATTACGCGCGAAGGGGATCAGCGTCTCGACCTTCCGGTACTCGACGCGCAGTGTTTCGGTCATAGGAATGCAAAAGCCCGCCACAGTGGGCGGGTCATCAATGGGGTGGTAACTGGTTTCGGGTGGTAACCGGGGGTGGTAACTGGTAACCCCGTTGCACGGCCTGACGCTATCGAAAGGCCGGGCTGTCGCCCCCCGCATGGGTTTTTGACCAGGAAGGACCCGTCGAATTTTCTGACTGAGAGCGATGTGGTTTCACACCCACACTGCTCGCCAGATCATAGCTGTCATGCTACCGAAAATACGGGGTAGATGTTGCATGGTCAAAAACCGCTGATTGCCGTTGATTGCAGCTCTTGCACACTCATTCCCGCCAATTCACGTCAAAACACTACCGCGCGATGAGCCTGCTCGTTGAGGCGTTCGGCAACGATCTGCAAGGCCCGTTGCCACCGTCTCCACGCCGTTGTTCGCTCGCAGCCGAAGCGACGACAGATGACTTTCCACTCGTATTGCTTGGCCCGCATCCAGACAAGGTGTCGCTGCTCCACCTCGAGCCATTGCACCCATCGCATCGTTTCCATCATTCGATCGATGGCCTGCGGGGTCGGCGGCAAGGGGCGGTAGACGTGCTCGTCATCGGGGCAGGACTCCCATACCTCCCGAGCGAAGGCAGGCCAGACATTGAAGTAGCCCTGCACCCTGACTCGAGGCAGTCGCCGCCCGGTCTCTGCCGCATCAGAAAATCGTGCTGCCACATCCTCCATCGTCCATTCAGCCATGACGTTTCCCTCCGTAGAGGCGCTCGCCGATCCGTCGCACGAACTCCCGCTCGACGAAGTCCAGACGGTCGTCCTGCTCGGACACCACGAGGATGTTCTGGTCACGCCAGCCGGTTTGCTTGATAGCTTCCAGGTCGGAGGTCTGCGGTTGCAGACGACCGAGAGGGCATCGGTATTGCTGTGCTGGAATCTTCACGTCACACCTCCTGCGTCTCGATGGCCCAGTGCAACAATGCCAGGGCATCGGCTTCGTTGTCGTCCATGGGATCGTGACCACGTGACTTGGCGGCAATGATCATCTCGTCCTTGCCGGCATTGCCTTTGCCGGTCGCGTGCTTCTTGATCGTGCCGACTGGCACACCCTGGTACGGAATGTTCTGGTGCTCGCACCAGGCGGTGAGGTGGCCCATGAAACCACCGTAGGCATGTGCGGCATCCACGCCCGCGTGACGCCGTACCTCTTCGAAGTACACCGCATTGATGGAGTGGCTTGCCGACAGCAGTTCGTTGAGCCAGCGTTTGAAGCGCAGGAAGCGCATCCCGCCACCCTCGAACCGCTGCGGCTTGAAGCATTGCGTGCCGCTAATGATGCTGCCATCCAGTTGGTGCAGCGCCCACCCCGTATTCGTGCCCAGATCAAGGGCCAGGATCGTCGTGTTCATGTGTTCAGTCCTTTCTTGTTCTCGGTCTGACGCAGCCGACACGGTTTGTCGAAACATTCCATGAGGCGCGCACGCGCACACGTGTGGAGAGTTACGTGAAAGAGCGTCGGCTGCGTCAGACGGATGGTTTTTCATGAGCGTCAGTTGTCCGCGTAAGGGGTGTAAGCGGGTGCGGGCGGGTTCTTGAGACCGATCCCCTGAAATCCACGCACCCCCACGCTGTTGCGCCATTTCTCAATGCCGCGTGTGATGAGCAAATCGGAAAAGCGCCGCTGCGACCCGCTGAATTCGCCCGCTGCTTCCGACCATTGCTTCCAGTCGGTGAACAGTTCGGCAGTCAGCGACTTGGCGTTGGGCTCGCGCACGCAACATTCCTCCAGCCAGCGGCCCAGTGCATCCTCGGCTTCGAAGTACTCCTCGGTCGCCTCCACGACCCGCTGGGGAGGATCGAGCCGTCCCAGACGTTGCCAGTCGAGACAGCCCTGCACCGCCCAAGCCAGGATGCCGTCACGCTCGGCCAGCAATTTCTGCTGGAGATGTTTGTCGCGGCGATCGGGCGGCACGGTGATCGTGAACGGGATCAGATGCAGGCGCCGCTTCATCGCCTCGTCAATGTTGCGAATGGCCGGCTTGTGGTTGCCCGCCACGAACAACTTGAACTGCGGGAAGAACTCGAAGAAGTCCTGGCGCATAAAACGCGCAGAGATCTTGTCGCCCCCGGTCAGGTTCTTGACCTTCGATTCGGCCCAGCGTCGCCCCTGCTCGGTTTCGATGGCTGCCACGAAGCGTGCGCCGCGCAGGCCAGCCATATCGGTTGGATGCCGGTCGGTGCGCGTCTCCATGAAGGTATCCATCGGCGCATTGGTGGCGTAGTCGCCGAGGATGGTGGCCAACGTGTTCACGAACACCGACTTGCCGTTCGCGCCTGTGCCGTACAGAAAAAACAGCGCGTGCTCTCGCGTCGAGCCGGTGAGGGCGTAACCGACCATTCGTTGCAAGTAGCTCTGCAACTCTTTGTCACCACCCGTGACCTCGTCAAGGAATTGACGCCAGATCGGGCAGTCACCCCCGGGCGTGGCCGTGGTGATTTTCGTCATCCGGTCAGCACGGTCGTGTGGACGCTGTCTGCCGGACTTGAGATCGACCACGCCGCCCGGGGTGTTGAGTAACCACGGGTCGGCATCCCATTCCTCAGTGGTGGCCGCATGCCTGCGGTCTGCGCGTGACAGCCGCTCCACGCCACCGACCGTACTCGCGCTGGCGAGCTTCGCCGCGACTTTGGGATTCTCGGCACGCACGGCGGCATGCCGGCAAACGCTGCGGATCAGATCGGTGGCGGCCAGTGTGTCCTCGGTGCGCCAGCGGTTACCGTCCCACACCAGCCAACGGCCCCAGGTCGCCACGTAGCGCCAGTCGCGGTGGTAGCGTCGGGTGAAGGCCAGCGCCAGCGCATCCTCCGTGCCCCAGACCGACTCGTCGCTGCTGGCCACAGGATCGGCATCAACGGTGATGTCGTGCATCTGCAGGCGCGGGCCATGAGCAAGAAATGCCGCAACGTCAAAGCCCTCGGCGATGGCGTCGGCCGCATCCCACCCCTCGGCTGCCTCCTCTGGCGGATATAGGATGTGGCAGGTTTTCGCGCCCGCCGACAGGATGGCCTGCGCTGCCTGCGTCGCATAGTCCCAGCCCGGCTTGTCGCGGTCAGGCCAGATCAGCACGGACTTGCCGGCCAAGGGCGACCAGTCGGTTTTCTCCACCGGGGCATTCGCACCGTGCATCGCCGTCGTGGCAGTGATACCTGCATCGATGAGCGCTTGGGCGCATTTCTCGCCCTCGACCAGCACGACCTGCGCGGCATCCTTCATCCCCGGCTGGTTGTAGATGGGACGAGGCTCGGGCGGAGCCATCTTTCGGCGTTTGGCGTCCCACGGCCGGAATTCCTTCTTGCGACCGGGCGGGTCGTAGCGGTAGACCACCGCGATCAGATTGCCGGCCGCGTCGAAGTAGTCCCATTTCGCCGTAGCTGGACCGAGTTCATCGACGGGTGGCTCCTTCTTGGCCTTGCGGGATGGCGTCGACGGTGCTTGCCCAAGCAGATCTGCCGCGTGCTGAAGCACACGCGGAAAATCGGTCTGCACATTGGCATCCAAGTGGGCCGCGATGAGATCGAAGATGTCACCGCCATCACCGGTTGCACGATCGGTCCACAGCCCGGTTTTCTCACCATCGAGAACGACCTCGAGGCTATCGCCTGGGCTGCCAAGCACATCGCCGACGAGGAATTTCCCTTTGCGCTTCTTGCCCGCAGGGAACAGTGTGGCCAGGACCGATTCCAGTCGAGCGACGAGATCGGCTCGCAACGACTCACGGGCCACCCCACTGTCCTGTGGCAACTCAGCAGGGGCATCGTTGAAATCAAGCATTCGACGCTCCCCCCTGTGCCAGCATCCAAGCTTCCAGCTCCTGCAATTTGAAGCGCACGAGCTTGCCGACCCGGTAATGCGGTATGCCAAGCCGCTGACGCTCCTTGGGATGAGTGAGCAAGTACCTCGGTAGATTCAGGCAATGGGCAGCCTCGCTTGCATCAACCAAGCGCTCGCCGAGTACATCGTTGATGGATGAAGGGTTCATGGTGTATTACTCCAGCACCGGTCCTGCCATGCGCACATCCGGCACTCAAAGTGGGCGGGGTCGAGAAAGCCACGTGACAGCAACTCTCCGGCATCCGTGGCCAAGATCACCTTCAGCGCGCGGTCGGACATGCGCTGTGCCAGTGCCGCATCAAACGGCACCAGTTCGGTGTAGATCTCCATGGTGTCGGCATTGATCGCCGTGAAGATTGCCGGCTGTTCATGCAACTCTAGATAGGCCTGGTAGATCGCTACCTGCGCGGCGTAGATCGGCTTGGCCACGGCCAGCCGGTTTTTCTCGAGGTCACGCCAGGACTTCGAGCCGAGGCACTTGCACTCCCAGAGAGCTGGGTAAGCAAAGCCCTCGGGGCCATCAACGATGACGCCATCGATGTGCCCTTGCAGGCGTCCGCCGACCGCCGAGAAACCGAACTGATCGCCACTGGGTTTTCGGGTGCGCAGATCGAACCCGGCTGCCCGCAACCACTCGACCATGCAGTCCTCCATGACGTGGCCGCGCTCGAAGATGCGTAACAAGCGGCCATCATGGTCACGGCCATGATCGACCGGCGCCTTGGCAAACTCGTACTGCAAGGCACGTTCGCATGACGCCCCGAGGCGCGAAGCACCCAGGTACTCACGCTGCACCTCAGTGGAACGCACGCGCTGCATTCCGGCATCGACCAATGTGGCGATCTGTCCAGAAATGCTGGAAGAGGAGTTGAAGTCCATCATGACTTACCTCCCTTCCCGTCTTCCCAGGGCAGGTCATCCTCCAGATCGGCGAACGGACTCGCCAACGGATCGGGTGTAGGCGCCAAGCCCCGCACTGGTGGGAATTTGGTCGCCTCGTGGTGCACGACCATCGCATCGGTGTAGCTGGTCACAATGGCATCGATCACGCGCAGCGCCTCGGCTTCAGAGTAGTCGCCGAGCGGCTTGGTGAATCCGATCGCGCCTGCTGCCTCGCCGAACGCTTTGAGACAACTGCGCATGGCAGCCAACTCGACATCAGACGGATCGATCATGACGACCTCCCTGATGTCCTTGCCGCCATCCTTGACGCGCAGCCAGTTGCCATACAGTGCGTGAAACGCGTCCTGGCAGCGCCGGGAGCAGAACACCCAGTCGACGGGGTAGCGACGAGGGTTGCCGATGCGATGCTGGTTGTCGGAATAGCCGAAGCCCCTGGCCTGTCGTTTGCAGACCCAACACTTTCCGCTCATACATGACCACCTCCCGGCTGCACTCCACGCCGGGCACGGACGACGTGCTCAGCGCAGAAGGCATCCAACTCGACATAGTCGTTCCGAATGGCAGTCGTGCCGATGCGTACACCTTTCGGATGGCGGCAGCGAGCGATACGCAAGCCGCCAATGTCGCTGGCACTTGTTGGATCCAGATGGTGGCAATTGCCACAACGATTTCCGTTCATGCCCACGCTCCTACTGAGCCCAAGCGGGTTTGCCAGTGGCAGCCGGACGCTGTGGAGCGGCATGGGACGGGGTCGCCTGCGCAGGCGCAGCGGAACTGCCACCACTCGGCACCTTGGGTGCCATGCCCATCAGCGCCGCGTAGTCCTTGTGATCGGGTTCGACGGCCAGCTTGACCACGTTGCGGTTCTCGCCCTTGGCGTCCTTTTCGACATCCACGCGGGCCAGAAACTCGATGCCATCCAGGTCGGCGAAACCGTTGATGCGCCGGGCGGCTGCGGCCTGGGGTGAGTTGTCCTGAGGCGAGACATTGCGAGCGGAATTGAGGATGCCGCGAATCATGCTGCGGCCCATCTGACCCCAGGCTGGCCCTTTCCGGGATTGCAGGCCGATGTTCGACCACATCTTGCGTTTGGCAAACGGGCCTTCCAGCACGACGAACTCGCAGGCGAGGTAGACGCTGCCGGTGTCGAAGCTTTCGGTGGCATAGCCCCCGGTCCAACCCTGGGCAGGATCGTCGTGGCCGCCCGGCTTGATCGTCATGCGCACCTTGACGAGCGCGCCCTTGGGGATGAGATCGAAGCCCTGTTGCTGTTCTGCATCGTTGAAGTCCTGCCATGTGTTCTGGTTCATGTGTTTCTCCTTGAATTGGGTCAATGCGATGGATTGGCCTGCGGCCTCAGTTGCTCTGGGTGCCGAGGCATTTCTGGATGAGCTTGCCGAGATCCGGCTCCTCGATAGCGTCGAGGCGGCCACTGCGGTCCTTGCTCGGATAGCCAAAGGTGTTGTCGGCGCGGGTGACAAAACCCCGGTAAGTCGTGCCGTCGTCGGCCTTGAGGATGGCCAGGGTCACAACCTCATCGAGGACGCCAGGCAATTCCAACGCGGTCTTGCTGCCCTCCAACTGCAACTGGTAGTAGCGCCGGTTGAAGTCATCGGTCTTCTCCTCGAGGATGGCGACGTAGATGACGTGCTTGTCCCGGACGTGCTGCATGTGTGTGAGCGCCGTGATCATTTCCTGGCCCAGCAGGCCGTAAGCGCCCCGACTGTCCGGTTTGCCGTTCTTCTCGCTGAAGGCCTGCGGCTGGGTCTTGCACCAGCCGAAGCAAAGGCGCGAGAGCACGGTCAGGCTGTCGACGAAGTAGGTGTCGTATTTGGCCAGCTGCGCCGGGTCGCCATACCGGGTGCAGACATGCTCGAAGTGAGCCTGCGAGAACGCCTGTTCGGCGGTGGCGGTCGGCATCGGGCCGGCGAGGAACACCACGAGATCGCGGAATTCTTGCCAAGTGCGCGGCCGCACGGTGTCACCCGGCCAGTCCCGCACCGAGAGATCGCCAGCCTCGAGATCGACGAATAGTGTGGAATCGGCCGGCAGCGTTTTGAGTTGGGTGGTCTTGCCGACGCCAGGAAAACCAACCAGGGCCACCTTGGCGCTGTGCCGCTCGCGCTTCCGTTCATCGGCTGAAATGATGGGCAGCGACATCACGCGACCTCCTTGAGCAGATCGGCGACTTCAGGCCGCCAGAGGATCTGGTAGCCGGAGTGCCCATTGCGGGAGTACGGCAAGGCTTCGCCCCATGCCTGGCCGGCATCGGTCAGTTCCCACTCGTCACGGTCGTTGCGGTTCTGGAATCCCAGAGCCGCCAGCCGGAGGTTGACCGCCCTGGCCGACAGACCGATTTGCTCACCGAGCTTTGTCGGGTTCACCGCTGCCAGAGGATCATTGCAGGCGGGCAGCGCCCGACGCATCGTCTCTACCGACAATCCTGTGTTCTCCTGGATGCAGGTGAGCGTTGCCGCCATGGCGATGCCCTGCTTGACGCCGGGAACCTTGGCCACCGCCTCGCCGATCATCAGGATGGCGGTGACGCGATCCTGGGTCGGTGCCGGCAGTGCAGCCACGGAGCCGGGCACCGCATAGGAACCGGTCTTGCGGATCGAGGGTAGTACCTCGTGGGTTACCCATCGCTTGAAGCGCTTGGCTTCGGGTTTACGGCTGCCGAGCACTAGGTTGAAGAGACCGGACTCGTTGACCACGGTCATCTCCTGCTGCCCGCCAGGGGTGTGAATTGAACTCACCCCCTTTTCGTCGTCGTCCAGACGCTCCAGTGCCTTGCGATCGAGGTTCAGTGTGGACAACAGATCTGCGGCAACGAACATGGGCTCGCCGTCCTGGCCGAGGACGACACGCACGTCATGCGACTCGAAATCGAAGGCGACGATCTGGTTCATTTCGTCACCTCCACCGCGATTACGCCCACCGTGTCCGAGCCGAGGCAGCCATTCTCCCGGGCCAAAGTGTAGAGGCTGTCGAGCGCACTGCGGCGGCGGTGGATGCTCGCGCTCTCGGCACTGAGTGTCTGGATGGAGAAGGCCACTTCATCCAGGGTGGCGTCGAGCAGGGGCTTCTCCACCAGATTGCCGTAGCGGTCCTGATAACGGATCGCGGTGGTCAGGTGTTCGCCGGCATAGGCGCCGAGCTTGGCTTGCAGAGATTGGTGCAGGGTCGTGGTTTTCATTCGTGATGCTCCTGGACGAGGGCAATTCGGTAGCCGGTTTTGCCGGGTTTTACGGTGCGGGCCTTGGAGAACGTCTCCTTGAGGGTCGCGGGCCAAGCGTTGAAGCGGGTCTCGGAAATCGAGTAGTCGGTGTCGATGTAGTCGCCGACCTTGTCGCCGGCAGCGGCGATGCGCTGTGCGATCTCGGCCAGTTGCGGCTGATCCCAGACGACCTTTTTGGGAACGTCGACCGCGATGCGCAGCGGCCCATCAGAGAGATGGCAGACGCCGAAATCCTTACCGGATGCCTGCCTGACTGCCGTGGCCTGCTCGGCATAACGCTGGTCGAGCGCAGCATGGAAGCGATCGAGCACGCCCTTGACCAAGGACTGCAAGGTCAGCAGATTGGTGTGTGCCTCTTGCAGCTGTGCTGGCGGCAGCGCGGCGATCTGAGCAACGCTCATTTCGGCCAACGGCATGGCCTGCTCGATGTCGACAGGTGAAGTGTGGGAAGTCATCATGCTTGCCCTCCTGACTTCGCCACGCGCTCGGAGGTCGAGTCGTGCAGCGCGCTATATTCGAAGTCGATGACAGCCTCGAGGGGATAGCTGACTCTTTTCGACAACTTGAGGTAGCGAGGTCCGCGACCTTCGCTGCGCCAGCGCTGCAAAGTTTTGGGGCTGAGACCCCAACGCTGTGCAAGCTCGTTTTCGTTCAGGACCCGGCGGTCGCCAGGTGCCAGGCTGTTGATCGCCGGATGGGTCGATCGAGGGATGTTGCTTGCCGGTGTCGGCATATAAACCTCCAATGACGTTGTTGAGGAACAGGTGTCATTGGAAAATTTCGGTGGCGAACATAAGAGGGACGGAATGGCGAACCACGAGGAAACTTCTGGTTCGCCATTGCCGGGATCGCAGAAGCAGAAACGGCGAGCACAGGGCTCGCCGTCGTGGCAGATTTATTGGCGTCAGCGGCTCAGTTCGCGAACCCCAGCGCTTTGCGTTGCTCACCCCAGTCACGTGGCAGCTGGTCACGCCTACCGCGCAAGGTATGAAGGTTCAGGTCACGGGGCTGTCGCCCTTCAAGGACGGACTCGATGATGTCGGGTGCCAGCGTGGTCAAGCGCAAAACTTCCGCCACCCAACCAGGCTCGAGCTTCAATGAGCGGGCCAAGTCATTCGCGGTGGGATAGCGCCCCTCATCGAGCAGGCGCTGCCAGTAGAAAGCTTTGCCCAACATCCTGATCATCGGCAAATCGTGGCCACCGGCACCCAGCACAGAGTCATCACCGGCCGGCGGAATCATGACCTTGCGATTCTGCTTGCGGCGGATGGTGAGCGGTACTACCGTCACCCGCTGTTGGCCGGTGGTGTAGTTGCGTGCATCGCCACCGATGTCGATACGAACCATCCGCAGCCGAGGATTGTCGGCCTTCATGCCCGGTTTGGTTGGTTGCCTCATGCGAACGCCTCCTCTGTGGATTCCTTCATCTCCTCGACCAAGGGGTGTGAGGCAATGTCAGCCCCCAGGCCGAGCCAACCATCATCGCGCCAAAGAATATCCAGTCCTTGCCCGTGCAGTTGGATACGCTCGATCAGCAGTTGGGTGATGCGCTGCTGCTCGATCGGAAAGAGTTGTTCCCACACTGCGCCGATGCGTTGCATGGCAATCACCACATGAGCTTCATCGAGATCGGCGCCCACAGCATGCCTCTGGCACGAACGCCACGTGGCCACCAAAATCTCTGGTGAGCGTAGGGCCAGGTGGATCTGCTCCAGAACTGCAGCCTCGATTTCGGCTGCGGGCAACGCACCCATATCCGTAGCCCCTGGTTGCAGCGTGGCTCCGGCATTTCGCCGCTTGTGCAGGTAGGGCACGTAATAGCGGTAGAGGCGCCCGTTTTTCTTCTTGGTGAAATGGTGAATCATGCGCTGCCCATCGGGTGCAAACAACAGACCCGCCAGCAATGCTGGGTGTTCGGTGCGATGCTCGCGCGGACCCTGCTTCCGCCGTTCGATGAAAGCGTGGGCGGCATTCCAGAGTTCTGGAGAAACGATCGCGTGGTGCTGCCCCGGATAACTCTCGCCCTTGTGCACCATCTCGCCAAGGTAGATGCGGTTGCGCAGCATGGCGAACAAGTATTGCTGATCGATCGGTCGGCCAGGGCGATGAAGACCACCCTGCGTGACCCAGGATTTCGTGGTCTGGCCTTCGATGGCAAGCTCACGGACAAGCTGCGCCGCAGAACCATGCTCGGCATATCGGCAGAAGATGCCGCGCACCAGCTCGGCTTCGGCGGCATTGACGATCAGCTTTCGCTCGACGACGTCGTAGCCGAGTGGTGGCATACCGCCCATCCACATGCCTCTGGCCTTGCTCGCGGCGATCTTGTCGCGGATACGCTCGCCGGTGACCTCGCGCTCGAACTGCGCGAAGGACAGCAGGATGTTGAGTGTGAGCCGCCCCATGGAGGTGGTGGTATTGAACTGCTGGGTGACAGAGACGAACGACACGCCGTTGCGGTCAAACACGTCGACCAGTTTGGCAAAGTCTGACAAGGCTCGAGTTAAGCGATCGATTTTGTACACCACGACAATATCGACCTCGCCGGCCTCGATATCGGCCATGAGGCGTTTGAGGCCGGGACGATCCAAGTTGCCGCCGGAGTAACCGCCGTCGTCGTAGCCATCACCAACAGCAACCCAGCCTTCGTGACGCTGGCTGGCGACAAATGCCAAGCCGGCATCCCGCTGCGCTTCCAGGCTGTTGTACTCCTGGTCCAATCCCTCGTCGGTGGACTTTCGCGTATAGATGGCGCAGCGTTTTTTGGGGACGATAGGCTGCGAAGGCGCTGCCATGGTGCGGTTCGCTCTCATGGTGCCTCCTGCTTACTGCGCGCCTTGAGTCCGAAAAACAGCGGACCTGACCATGGGCATCCGGTGATCACCTTGGCCAGCGCCGTCAGGCTCGTGAAACGCTGCCCCCGGTATTCGAAGTCACGCACGCCGCGCACCAGAACATGGTGTTCGACATCATCATAGATGCGCGTCAGGATGGTGCCCGGCAGGAGGCGATCGGCTTCGCGTTGAAGATTCTTGGGCAGCACTCCGGTCTCGCCGATGCTCTCCAGTTTGCGCCGTACCGGTACCTTGAGACCGCCGAAAGCCCGCTCCTGAAGTTTGTAAGCCAGTCGGCTCTCCAGCCAGGTACGGTGATGGTGATTCGGTCGCTGATCAAAATGCTCATCCCACATTGCCCAGATGCTGTCCATGGGCAACAGGGAAAGTTGAGCGATGCGAGCCGAAACTGTTGCTGTATCGGGCAGGGGTGCGTGTGTCGTCATGGGCGAACTCCTTCTTGCTGATTGGGGTTCGCATTCACGCGCTGTGGGTGGGAGAAGCCAAGACAAACCGGTTCTCTATGACCAGATTTATCTGGATCGTCTGACGCTGAATTTCTGGTGCGCAGGCGTAACAATGCTGCAGCGAGCAAGTCGGCGATTTCTTCGTGCGCGTGTCGGGGGATTGGTTTTCCCCCGTCAATGGAGATGAGTTCGATGTTGTGCATGATGGCAAGCGTTCCATAAGGTAACGCTGCTCATGCTAGAAACTGGAGGCACTCCGCGTAACGTGATTTAGCGGAATTGCGCGGGAGAGCTATCGAAAGCCGAGCGCGGGCACTTCCTTAATCCAACCGCGAATCGTGTCTGGGGTGGCGAGTTCACCGAAGACGTAGATATCCGCAGTGTCCTCTGAAGAAGATTTGGCATCGCCTTCGTATACGATCCCGTAGATCCCGAACTGATTTTCGTCGCTCCAGAAAATTGGGCCGCCGCTCATTCCGCTGAATTGTTCATGCGCTACGGATTCACGACGAACCTGAGAGTACAACGTGAATCGTTGGTTGGGTTGTCGATTGATCTCAGCCAGAACGGAACATTGCGGCATGGAGATGCGGTAGCCGCCATCCTCTTCGAGACGTCGCTTCAAGTTCTCAGGAAACCCCACTGCATATCCGAATCTGACTTCGCTTGTGAGTTCCGGCATGTCATCAAGAGGAAGCTCCTCCTTTCCCAAGGACTTAGCGAAGTCTGGGTGCAGTTCTCGGATTGCGACGTCGAGCGATGCTGATCCGAAGGATGGCGATGGCTGGATAAACCGATCATGGACGACGTAGAACCCGTTCAGCATCGTTCTGAGCAGATGATGTTTGCCAGTTTCATTGACCTTCCGGAGTGTCTCGACAACATGCCAGCAGGTGAGTCCGAAACTCCTGCCGCCAGATCGCACGAACGTCATCGTTCCGCTCCGGTGCGTTTCCAATGGCTGCGTAAACTGCGGCAGCCGCGACTGGGCGTCTACAGTCGGGACGACCGCGAGTGCCGCACAGAAACGTGCCGGGTTTTCTTCGAGTGCGTCGCAGACAGAAAAGGTCATCGCTTCAGCCTAACGAACCGGCGACTGCCCGTTCGAGACGAACTGATCAAAGCTGTCGAAACTCTCGCCGTCTTGCCACGACCGATCCCATGCGCGCGGCTCGGCGCTTTCGAGCAGTAGAAGCGAAATCACGCGGTCACGATCCGTGTAGGTGTGCTTGAATTCGCGCAGCTTCATGTACGGCGCTTCCTCCGCGCACCACAATGCAGCCGATTGCATTTCGCCGTCGAAGCATTGCATGACGCTAGCGTCAGCGGCGATAGAGCCCGCGACGGGTTCCTGGGTCTTGCCAGAAACTTTGTAACCGGCGCGGGTTCTGCGCGCGCTACTGCTACGTCGCTCGTAATCAAGGAACCCATTGTCCCATCGGATCAGGATGGCGCGCTGATCGGTGATCTCGATGAAGCGCAGGCACAACGCCTCGAAGGAGACCCGAAACGTGCGTGCGATTTCGCTGAGTCGATGAAACGTGACTTCGCGATGCTCGCCCAGGAGCCTGTCCAGATTGTCGCGCGGCATCAGCAACTGGCTGGCGAAGGCATTGGCCTCGCGCTCGATGTCGCGACCGTCGTCCTGACCGGAGGTGATTCCCGCCTTGTCGCACTGGAACCGGCCTCTCCCCTCACGATGTAGAACGAAATGTCCCATCTCGTGTGCGATGGTGAAGCGCTCGCGTTCAGGGCACTTCGGTCGTGGCTTGTAGAAAATGCCCCATTCCTCGTGCCGATCTTCATTCCGCACCAACGCGCCTTCGAAATTCTCGGCGTCGAACGCCATCGGCTTCTTGAGACTCGCCCCTTTGCCGAAAGCTGGCTGGTTCAGAAGTTCACGCACGACCTCCAGATCAATAGCAACAGGAAGCTCGTTACCGAAAATTCCACGCAGGAGTTTCCAGATGCGCGCGGCGGTCGTCGAAGGGGTGAGCGGCGCGGCACTCAAGGCTTCTTCTCGGCGTCGATTTTCTTGCCGGACAGAAGAGCGAGCATCTGCCGGTAGCGATCCTTCTCCTCGTCGGTCATCCCGGCGTACTCGCGGAAGAAGGCCACATCCTCAAGGCTGGCTTCGGGAACCTTCTGGATAGGCTCCCCCATGATGTCATCCATCGTAACGCCCAGCACCTTGGCCAGCGCCTGAACCCGTTCGGCGGACGGGCGTTGGCCATCCTTCATTTCCAGTTCCCAGATGTACGCCTTGGTACATCCGGCCGCGTCGGCGACCTGCTGCAGAGTCAATTTCTTTGCCTCGCGCAAACGCCGCAGGCGTACTCCTAACGCCGAAGCCATGGCGGTGCTCCTCTAGTGGAAAGACCATCAGTGAATGAAAGCAAGGCCGATAGTATAGCCACGTGATACATGAAAGGTCTAGATGTGCTTATTTGATTGACAAGCGGAAATCTGCGGTTCAGAATCGCGCTTGTATCTCGCAGCTTTACTTATTGGAGGTACGTGTTCAGTAACCATGTCGCTGGCGAGTGCATTCCGAACATCGGTCGCAGACCTCCGACGCCGATCCAGAAAGGATAAACAAGATGAAGAAGACCTTTGTCGACGTGATGCTCGAGCTGCCGGTGGACACCACGATACGCGACTTCCTGACCTCCCACGGCCTGCCAGTGCCTGACGGCTTTGCATGGGACGATACGCCCGAGACCAGTCAGATCTTGGTCGAGGCGGTCAAAATCTGGCCCGACACCGACGCCCGCGACCGGATGACTGCCAACCTCCTAGCCAGCGTCCAGTTGGGCGATGCGGCGGGCAAGCAGGCGATGTTCGAAGCCGTTGTAGCAGACGGTGCCGCGCTGGTGGGACTTACGCTGTGCCAAAGCGACATTCACCGCTCGTTCTGGCTTTACGTCCACCATCCGGCACTGTTCGACCGTGCCTACGATTTTAGCTTCTGGGAAAACCACGGGCCTCAGACCCAGCAATACGACTTGGGCCTGAAACGTCAGCCGAACACAGCGGACAGCGCGCTGGTTGCTCTTCGCCAGGCAATCTCGGCCTTCTACAAGCGCGAACTGCAATGTGGTGACGGCAGCGAGGCGCACTTGATCGAGCGCAGTCCTGGCGTGTTCCTACTGTCCGTCCACATTAAGGACATGGCCATGCTGAGGTTGGAGTTCGAGGGCTCGACCCTGAAGCGCCGCGTCGGCAATCCCAATATTCACATGGTGCTTGAGTACGCCAAGGCCACCGGCGTGGTGCGGACTCTGGTGCGGGGCGGCGCGAAATACCAGCAGATGCTGGTCGAGGCCTTCGCCGAGCATGTGCTGGGCGTCAAAGCAAACGCACACCGGATCAAGTCGCCGACCTTGGATTTATCGATGCTGCGCACCGGCTTCGACGTGCAGGAAGCGTTCGAAGATGGGTTCTCGATGGTTCAACTCAAGGCACTCACACTCCTCAGCCCGGACAGCGCACTGAAGATCGACTGCACTGCGATGCAGTCCAGCCAGCAACGCTCCGTACATGAACTGTTGAAGGAGAAGCTGCCCGGCCCGCTGGAAGGCCAGTGGGCAGTGACGGCGGCACAGGTCAATCTGTACTACCCGCCCGAACCAGGAAGGACACGTCCCAAGGTGGTCACCATCGAAGTGACCAGCAAGGGGCGCCTGAACCTGCATAAGTTCGACGCCAAGATGCAGGCGCAACTGGAGGGCTATCTGGTCGCGGTGGGAATTTTGCAGAAGGGCCAGACCTTGAGCGTTCAGGAGCCTCCTTCGGAAACGGATGCGATGAAATCGTCGCCGGTGCTGGAGGACTGATCGATGACGGGGCACGATGCCTGGGCCCTGGTCTGCCGGTTGTTCACCGGCGGCATGCCGGTGCTGCGCGCGACACTTTCGCCGCGTGAGACGGGCGCATTGTCCATTCTCGGCAAGGCGATCAAACCGACGACGCTGGATCCGCAATTCGTGCTCTGTCCCCACTGCCAGCAGCATCGGGCGCAGGTTTGGGGCGACGGTCATGGCGAGCGAGTGTGCCGTTGCCCGGATTGCGGGCCGGTCACCGTCGAGACCGACGACGTCGCGGCACTGACCCTGGACGAAGATTGGCTGCGGCAGAAAATGCGTCTCGCGCTCGGGATCGAGAGTCGCGACGGCATCGATGATCTGGGCGACGGGGTATGGCGGCTTGGCGATGCTCGCCGTTCGCCCGTGCTGTTGGCCCGCGACCTGACGCGGGTATGGCAAGAGCCCGCACTGCTGGATCGGGTGCGGGTACCCAGTGGCGACATCCGCGTGATTTCACCAAGGCCACGCACCACGCGTGGATCGCCATTCGGGATTGGCGTGGAGTGGCTGGCGCTGGAGGAACGTTTCACGTTCTACGGTGGCGGGATCTCGTTTATCGGCAGTGCATCACCATCCACGAAACCAGTAGTTGATGATCCAGCCACGCCGGTGAACGGGCCGTTCTCGGCGGACTTCAAATGGGCAACGCTGCCGGATGGAAATGGCACTGCGATCCGATTCACCGACGGTCAGGCCAAGGTGTTCGCAGCGCTGTGGTCGTTCAAAGGGGGAGCCACGACGGCGGAACGGATCATGCAACGAGCGGGTCTGGATAGCGCCAAGCCGAGCGATTTGTTCAAGATCAAGCAGAAGGACAAGTGCAAGCCAGAGCCCGAGGCGCAGCACGCGGCCTACGGTGCGCTCGTGGTCACGCAGCAACGTTCAGGGCTGTACTCGATGCCGTGCGCAGCAGGTGCGTTGGGGTGATCGCTACGGCCCCATGAAACCAGACATCAAGAAAGGAGATTCATGACATAAGCCCAATACGCGATGCGCCCAGGCTCGCGCTGATTTCCAGAGCCTGTACTTTTTTCATCTCTTGGAGTATTTGACATGACCGGAAAGAACCAATGGGTTGTACCCATCAATGGCGGTGATCAGTGGGGTGTTCGCGGAGAAGGTAACGAACGCATCACATCGATCCATGATACGCAGCGAGAGGCGATTGGCCGCGCGAGGGGCATCGCCGTTAACCAACAGAGTGAGTTGCTCATCCAGGGACGAGACGGGCAGATCCGTGAGCGCAACAGCTACGGCGACGACCCGTTTCCACCCAAGGGGTGA